AGAGCCAAATGATAAAGCTAAACAAATTATGATTACTCATAAAAATATGCTTTACTCAATAAAAACACCTCTAAGATATAAACAGTCAAGAGAATATTTTCTTAATTGTATAATTAAATATATAGAAGGTATAAAAATGTTAAATTCAGGTATTTATGATAATGATGCAAAAATAATATATAAGGCTGGATTATTAATAAAGGCTGGTAATGCCTGGATGGAATTAACTAAAATTCAAATACATTTTGAAATTGGTGATATTATAAATTGAGGTGATTTAGTGAGTAAAAAATATAAACCGGGAACTTGTAAAAATTGTAAAGGTAATAATTTAAAATTTGATAAAGATAAATATGAATGTAAAGATTGTGGATATATAGGTAATATTGAAGAATGGGAAATAAAATATAAGGAGAATATCAAATGAGATTTTGCGAAAAATATGTATTTAAAGAAGATTATGACAAAGAAAAAAAGAAAGAAGTATATGAAAAATTTTGTGTAAATTTTGTAAATAATTTAAAAAAAATTTTAAATTATGCGGAGGATGAAACAAAAGCAAAAGAAATTATATTTTCAATTGATATACCAAAAGTTAGAAATAAACTCGGAAAAATAAATCATGGAATTCATGAAAGAAAGACAATTAATCAAATACAAGCTGAAATAAAAGATATAAAATAATAGGAGTTGATTAAAATGGCTTTTGGATCATATGAACGAATATCGTGGGTTGACGGGGCATCACCACCAATATCTGCTGATAATCTTAATTCCCATGAAGATTTGTTAGTATTAACAGATGAAGAATTAAGAAGAAGTCAATGTGTTAATCTTGCTAAAAGTAGATTAAAAGAGTATTTTTGGAATAGAAACGAGAAGCAAATTGATAGTTTTGATGATGAGGCTGATTGGGCAACAACAGGAACAACTACCATTTCAAATGATACTGATAATGCTAAAATTGGCATAAATTCGATACAGGTTGAACAAAATGATAATGCAGCCGGATGGATTGGAATTAATAAAGATATAGCCGCATTAGATTTGAGTGTATTTAATGATGGTTCAGTATCGACGACATCAGATTTAATTTATCTTTTATTTTATATGTCTGATGTTGCAAAATTTGGTTGGTTTCAATTCAAATTGGGCACAGATAATGCCAACAATTATACTTATGCAGTGGCAGCGGCTGGATTTAGCAATGGATATAATTACTTGATGGCTGCAAAATCTGCATTTACTCCGGTTGGTGCTCCACCTGGATGGAATAATATTACACATCTTAGAGTTGAAGCCACAACAATTGCAAATGCGCAAGGCGAATATTTCATATGCGATTATTGGCAAATGATAAGAGAAGACCCTGTTTATTCGGGAGTACCATGTAGTTTTCAGGAATACATGGGAACGGTTACAGGATGGGTTAATGTATTTGAAATATGGACAGATATTATTGATACAGTATATGATAACTTGTTGAAAATAACAGGTATTATGTTTATGCCACCTGATGATGAAGAAAGAATTTTGCATATTTATTGTACTGTACAATCATTTGTATCTTATATTGAACAATATGTAAAATATGAAGATTATTCGATTGGGTTATGCTGGTATGTTGATTCTAATAATTATATTAGAACGTTTATAGATGCTGGTGATTTTTATCTTGAATATACTGAAGGCGGCGTAACAAATGATGTAATGATTTCATTAGATGAAACATTATTAAAAAATGAAAGAATAATTATAAAATTTGAAAAAGATAATGATACAATAAGATCAATTTTATATAAAGCTGGTGAAAAAATACATGTATTGGAATATGAAACTTCAATTGATACAGATGCGGAGGGATGTATTTATATAGCATCTTATGACTATAGGGGATGGGGGCTAATAACAGATTTTGCAGTTGCGGCGAATTATGGTAATTTAGATTTATATAATGATTGGTTTAAAGGTCCAAAAGCATATTTAATGCGTGAATCAATAGAATATACATCAAATAATTTAATAGCTGTTAATGATTTTTTTATTAATTTACCAGCTAATAAAATATTTGAAATTAAAGCTATTTTTGTAATTTCAAATACTGATGATGGACCTGATGTTAAAATTGCTTGGAATTATGGAGGCGATGCAGGTGGTATTGTTAGCAGATCATGTTTTGGAGGAATAGCAGTCACGGCATCGGCTGAACCATCAGCCGATAATAAGATTAGAACTTCTATTGCTGGTTTATCGTCATCAATACGATATGCTGTAGATCAATATAATTCTTTTGTAAAAGAAATAATTATAGTAGGAACAGGAGTAGAAGGTGGATATATTCAGCCTAAAATTGCTCAATATAATACAGATGCAGCAAATCCGACAATATTAAGCACGAACAGTTTTATAATTGTTACTGAGGTATTTAAATAATGAATAAAAAAAATTTATTAATAGTTTGGAAGTAGTATCTCAAAATATAGTTTATGAATTATTTATTATTGAACAGGCTATAAATAATTGTATAATTCTTTATGGAACTGAAAATATAAATGATGAAATTGTAAATAATGAAATTGATAGAATTTTAAATGAAAGAGAAAGGCAATTAAAATGATAAGTCAATCAACTTTTGATAATTTAAGTAATGATTTGGAAGTAGCATCTCAAAATGTAGTTTATGAATTTGCAGGGGCTTTAATTATCTTAATTGAAGAAGTAATAAAAGATCCTGGAAATATTTCTAAAGCAAAAGCATTATTTGAAACCAACATAAATTCAATCATAAAGAAATTTGCAAAAGCTTCTAAAGATTGGATTGATGATAATTTATCAAAAGCTTATATTGCAGGAATAAAAGAAGCAGATGCAGAATTATCAAGAATTGGAATTAATATTGCAGGGGCTGGAAGTGATATAACAAATGGAAGTTCACTAATAAATAATGTTCATGCTATTGTTCCAGTTCCTGAAATACCAGGTCAAATAATTATTAACTTTAAAGATTTTGAAGAACATACTCAATTTTTTGGTGTTTTCCGTTCGGCTGCTTATTATGCATTAGAAGACAAGCCACTTCAAATAATGAGAAAATCAAATGATATATATAGAGATGTTGCTGTAATTGTTGGAGAAAATAATTTTAGTGAAGCGGATATAATAACAAGAAGACAAATAAGTCAAAAATTTCTTGATGAATATTCATCAAAAGGACTTCAATGTATAACTTATAAAAATGGTGCAGTACATTCGATTGACACATATTGTGAAATGCTTGGAAGAACGTTAACAGGACGATGTGCAGTTCAGGCATCAATTAATAGATATATACAGTTAGGATATGATTTAGTTTTAGTTAGTTCGCATTTTAGAGCCTGTCATTTATGTACACCATTAGAAGGAAGAATTTTAAATTTATCTGGAAAGGATAAAAAATATATTTCATTGGTAGATGCAATAAATCGTGGATTATTTCATCCTAATTGCTTACATAATATTACTCCATATTTCTTAGGTGTAACTGAAATTGGAAGGCCAAGCCTTGATAAATATGAAAGTCAATTAGTTGATGAGTATGGATATGAAGGTGCACAAAGATTATCATATGAAGCGCAGCAAAAACAAAGATATATTGAACGTCAAATAAGAAAATATAAGAGAATTGAAACAACTAGTTTGGATGAATTATCAAAGCAAAAAGCACGAAAAAAAGTTAATGAATGGCAATCAGTACAAAGACAACATATTCAAGATAATAAATATTTAAGACGTAAATATTCAAGGGAGCAGATTAAAAAAGCACATTAAATCATGAATATTAACTAGGTGGTATTAAATTAATATTGACACTATAAAGTAAATTCCTTATAATTATATTATTGAAATTAAAGGAGTATTGATATTGAATAATTTATTAACAGTAAGAAAAGATGAAATTTATGTTTCTACTGATATTTTAGCAAAAGAATTAAAAAGAAGTCATAAAATTATAATTAATTTAGTAAAAGTTTATAAAAATGAGTTAGAAAAATTAGGAGTACTTACTTTTGAAAATGACCTAAAAACTGGTAATCCAAAAGGTGGACAACCTAAAAAAGTTTTTTATTTGAATGAAGAACAATATTTATTTTTAATAATGAATATGAGAACAAAAGCAAATGAAAAAGATTTAGTATTAAATTTAAAGTTAACAATATCAAAACAGTTTGTTTCTATGAGAAAATGGATACTAGAGCAGAAAACACAAAAGCAAAATCAACAATATATTGAAACTAGAAATCAATCAAAAATAGGTCGTAGGCAAGAGACAGACATTATAAAAACATTTATAGAATACGCTAAAATACAAGGCTCTAAAAGTTCAAATAAATATTATATGATAATTAGTAAAATGGAAAATGCCGCATTTTTCATTCTCAAAGAAAAATTCCCAAACGTTCGGGAAATTTTAAATATTCAACAACTATCTAAAATTATTGTAGCTGATATGATTGTAAAACAGGCAATAATTGAAGGAATGGACAAAGAAAAGTATTATAAAGATATTTTCCAAGAAGCTAAGAAAAGAGTAGTAGAAATGTCAACTAGTTTAGGATTTAAAGAAATATTACCAAATACTCAATTTAAACAAATTAATATGAATGAGTTGGAAAATGACAATTATAAATAAAAATTTGAATAATCTTATTTATAAAAATTCTTATTAAAGAAATTGAGCAAAATTTTTAATAAGAAGGTAAAAAAAATAATGAAAGGAATGATTAAATGAAATGTTCAATTTGTAATAAAGAAATAAATGTAAATGATAGTTACTCAGTAACTAATAAAAATGTAATTTGCGAAAAATGTGCTAGTAATAATAAAGGTCAAATAAATATATGTACTGGAAATGGTAATATTAATGCTACTCAGAATATTAAACATAAAAAATATGAATGACCTTATTAGTTAGGAGAGTTTAAAAATATGAAAGAGATATGTATTAATTGCAATAATTATAATAATGGGATATGCAGAACTGACGGAACAATAATAAGAAATGATCAGTCATATTGCTGTAAATTTGTAAAAAAGAAAAAAAACAAAACATTATGTTTTGATTTTGATGGTGTTATTCATTCTTATGTATCAGGATGGAAATGTGCAGCGGTTGCGAATGATGAACCTGTAAAAGGTATAAAAGAATTAATTGATAAGCTTATAAAAATAGGATATAGAATAGTTATATTCTCATCAAGATGCCAATCAGGTGATGGAATTTGTTGCATAATTGACTATTGCATGAAATATAAAATTATGTTTCATGAAATAGCTGCATTTAAACCACCATGCTATTTGACAATTGATGATAGAGCACTTTGTTTTAATGGAAATGAGATTGATTCATTAATTGATAAGATAGAAAGTTTTGTACCGTGGTATAAAAAAGAAACAATTAAAAATAAATATGAAAATATTTCAAATGAAAAACTTTTAATTGACACAAAAATATTTGATTCTTTAAGCTGTGACTCAAAAGAGGGGAAATTATTATTAGCAGCTATTAGTGTTCTAACTACATCACCTTTTATTTTTAAAAATAAATCATATCTAGGAAGTAAATTGCATCCAGAACAGGTGTGCAGTATGCTTGATGAATTAAAAAATGATATATTTGTAAATCAAGATACTGTAAAATTTTTGGAGGATGATAAAAATGAATAAATATTATATTGATGAAAATATTTACAATTTATATAAAAATAGACAAGAGAAAGCATTTGAAGAATTAAATAATTTATCTGAAAAACATTATGAAATAAAAACTAAATTAAAAATAATGCAATTAGATAAAGAAGAAACAAAAATATTAAAAGATGAATTAGAAATATTAAAAATTAAAATAGAAAGAAAAAACATTGAAAGTTCATTATTAAGAGAATTATTGCATAAAATAAATATTAACAATGATATTTTAAAAGTTAAGGATATTGAATATATTAATATTCCAATAGATGACTTTAAAATAATGAAAATATTATTATCAGAAAGATTTTGTAATTTAAATCATAAAATTGGAACTAATAAAGTAGATGAAATAAATTTTGAAGCATATGGAATATTAAAAAATTTATATTATAAATATTGTGATAATAAGTAAGGAGATTTAAAAATGGGAAAAATGGATAATAGTACAATTATGTTTATGGAACAATTAAGAGAAACACAAAATGAACTTAGAATAAAATTAGATAAACTTATAAAAAATGAATTAGATGCAGATCAAGAAGAAATTTACCTAATAATGAGTAATTTTGTGGATTCAATAATATTTCTTCTTGATTTTACATATAAAACAAAAGAAGAAATAGATGCTAATTTTATAAACCAAATAGAGCCAATTGAATTGATAGAACATAAAGAACTTTATGACTTTATAGATATTAAAAATAAAAAAATTAATAAATGTATAATGGATTTATTTGACATAAAATTAAAAACTTGTGGTGATTGTAATTTTAATAAAATATGTGAATGGATAAAAAGATATGGAAAAAATAATATATCTGATTATATGGGAAAACTTGATTTTAAAAATACATTAGAAGGTAGAATGTTGTTAGCAGCTGCAACAATTTTAACAAATTCAAGCTTTATATTTTATGGAAATGAAATAGATGGTACAAAAAAAGAACCTAACGAAATTTTTGAAATGCTTAATAGATTATGCAGTGATATATTTGCAGATGGAAATATTATAGATGGACCGTTGTCTTATGATAATAAGATTAATAAACTAAAAGATAGAAATCGTGAAATAATTTTAAATTTTGAAATGGATATTGATCACAAATTTACAAATTCTGAAAAATGTTTATTCGATGAAGTTTTAAATAATTTCATTGAAATTGAAAGATTGTTGAAACAAAAATTTGGAAGTATGAATAGTTATGAAAAAGCAATGAAAAGAATTTTAGAAGAACTAAAAAATGATAAGTCAGGAGGTAGTATGTATTATGCATGGCAAAGTAATCTTGCTTGTATAATACAAGATAATTCAAATATTGATCATGAATTATCAAATAAAATAGCATGTAAATTTTTAGATAGATTAATAGGAGGGAAAAATGACTTATGATGTTGGAACTCTATATTTAGACCCTCCATGGCCTGAAAAGGGTGGTGGTAAAATAAAAAGAGGAGCAGATAGACATTATAACTTAATGTCTATTAATGAAATATATAATTATAAAAAATTTCTACCAGATATTAAAAATAGTCATTGCTATCTGTGGGTAACAAATAAATTTTTAATCAATGGTTTGGAAGCTTTAAAAATTTATGGTTATAAATATATAACAAATATTGTTTGGGTAAAAGATAGATTTGGCTTAGGTCAATATTTTAGAGGTCAACATGAATTATTATTATTTGGAGTAAAAGGGAAATTACCATACAAAATAGTTGATGGGAAAAGACAACAATGTCCAACTGTGTTTTTTGCAAATAGAAGAGAGCATAGTCGAAAACCAGATGAAACATATGATATTATTGAAAAAGTATCATATCCACAATATTTTGAATTTTTTGCAAGAAATAAAAGAAAACATTGGCTTCAATATGGTGATGAGCGATAATTATAAAAAAATTTTACCAGATATAGAAAGTGATTATTTTAATATGAATAAATTAATAAATGGTGATTGTTTGATCGAAATGAATAATATAAAAAATAAATATATTGATTTAATATTGTGTGATCTTCCTTATTCTTTAACTTATGCAAAATGGGATAAGGAGATTGATATTAATTTATCTTTTTAATGCAGAATACCCCCATCCTCTTAGGTGGGGGTATTCTGCATAACATCATCTCTAATTAATTTAACAATATAATTACTTACTGAACGGTCATTTTCTTTTGCTTTTTTTTCTAATTGTTTTTTTAAATCTTTAGGAATTGTAACTTGAATTCTTGTATTATCTTCTTTAATCATATTATTATCACCTCACTATAATATTAACATACAATTATAGTGTTGACAAGTATATGTAATAGTGGTACACTTATTATATTGAAAGGTGGTGAAAATATGAAAGCTTACAAATATAGGATATATCCCAAAAAAGCCGAAAGCATAATAATAGATGAAACAATAGAACATTGTAGGTTGTTATATAACAGACTTATTAACATAGACAAAGCAATTCAGGAAGGTGGTAGAGTATGAATGTAATTGAGAGAATGAAAAGTATTGGAGCAGATAAAAAGATAGCAGATTTTATGGTAAAGCAAAAAGGAAGTTACGAATTTAAGAAAAATTATGCATATGCAAGAGCATGGGAATTTTACAACGAATGTCAAAAAAGAGGATTAAATTGTCATGTTAGTATTGGAGGATTGGATAGTATAACCTTATATTTATTTTTGAAAAATATAGGAATTAATGTTCCAGGAATATCAGTAAGTTATCTTGAGGATATGAGTATACAAAAAATACATAAAGAATTAGGAATTGAAAGACTTAAATCTGCAAAGAAAAAAGATGGAACACACTGGAATAAACAAAATATAATACAAGAATTTGGATTTCCAGTACTAAGTAAAGAAATTGCCCAGAAAATAGAATACTTACAAAACCCAAGTGAAAAAAACTCAACAATTAGACATGCAATTATGACAGGCGAAACCGGAAAATATGGAGGTAATAGAAAAAATACAAGAATGAAATTATCTAAGGTTTGGTTAGAAAAATTTGGCGGATATGAAAATGAAAACTATAATAAACCTGACTTTAAAGTATCATCCAAATGTTGTTATTACTTAAAAGAAAAGCCCTGTAATGATTGGGCAAAAGAAAATAATTCAGTCCCATTTCTGGGAATGATGGCAAGTGAAGGAGGTAGAAGGAGTAAAAGCCTGATGATTAACGGGTGTAACTATTTTGGTAAATCAGTAATCAGGTCAGCTCCATTTGCAATATTCAATAGACAGGACATTTTAAAGTTAGCATTAGAGCTAGATGTTCCTATTCCAGATATTTATGGAACTATTGAAACAGATGTAAATGGTAATTTATTCACAACAAAAGCACAAAGAACTGGTTGTTCGATGTGTGGATTTGGGATTCAGCTTGAAAAGAAAAGGCCGCATAGATTTGATAGATTGTACGAAACCAATCAAAAAGAATGGGAATATTGGATGAAGTCTTGTTACAAAAATGAAAAAGGTGAGGTTTTTGGATGGGGGAAAGTACTTGATTATATTGGAATTGAATGGAGGTAGATTAAGAATATCAAATATTAATATGTTTAAATATGATTGGATTTGGATAAAGGATAAAGCTAGTAATCATTTGAATTGCAATATACAACCTATGCGTAAAAACGAAATAATAAGTATATTTTATAAAAAGACAGGAAGATATTATCCTATAATTATTAAAAAGGAAGAAAAAAATATTAGACCAGAAAAGAAAAAAGTTACAAATACCGATATATACAATAATCAAATAAAATTAACAAAAAGATTGATACCAAATGATTTCACTTATCCAAATAATATTTTAATGTTTAATGGTCTTAGTGGGAAAAAAGGTAGGTTACATCCATGTCAAAAACCAATATAGTGAAGACCTTTTAAATAATACGTTAAAAAAAGTAAAAAATGGTAAAACTAAGAAACAATTAAAATATAGCATTATTAGATGGCGTGAAAAACTTGAAAAGACAATAGAAAAAAACGATCAAAGAAATAAGACTGGACTATATTCAATAGGTTAGAAGGATTTATCCATCTAACCTAAAATAAAAAAAATAATTATAAAAAAAAGATGAGGGAAATAAAGAACTGAATAATAAAAAAAAAGCTCTAAACTCTTTTTTTTATTGAAAAATAAATGCAAATAAGTTTTTGCAAATATATATTGAAATCAATTTATAGTTATTATATAATATTAATGAGGGTGTTATTGTTGGGCTAGTTCAGGAATAACATATGTAAAATGGTGGGGTTTTACATAATATTATTTAAAAGTATTTTTTCAATATAGTCAAATACCTTGGTAGTTAGACCCAGGTATTTGACTAATATTATTTAAATTGATGATAAACTGGAATCACTTCAAATATAAAAACAGCACTAAAACTTGCAAAAATATTAGGGTTTAAAATGATAAAAAAGATATATTTGTCCAGTTTGTTATAAAAAATTTAAGAATGGAGAATTAAATTTATGAAATTAGATGAATTATTACGAGTTACTGATGATAAACAAGAATTTCAGATATATTATGACAAGAATAAAATATTATCAAGTGTAATGACAAAAGATGCTTTAGCTGAATGTATTAATATTAATTATGAAATTTTGCAACAAATTATATTAACTGGGACAAATATATTATTTATTAGAGTAGATGAAGAACCATGTTATAAAAAAGTTGATATTTTATATGATTTAAATAAAGATATATTTGAATATAAAGGATATTACATATCAATACATTATGAGAAAAATTTATTTATAGTATCTCAATGGAATCCAAAAAAAGAAGTTTATAGAACTAATTACTTTAGAGGAGCAGTAAATTATATTGAAAGAGCAACAAAACCAGAATTTTAAATTTAAGGATAATTAAATTTATGACGAATAAAATAACTAGTAAAAAATAATAAGTAGGTGGGAATATTTTGAAATGTGAAATATGTATGAATGAAATGGAATTAAAAGATAGTAATTATTATGATGATGAATATTGGGAAGGATATAAATGTAATTGTGGTAATGTTGAACTAATTACATATACAAAAGATGAATATGAGAAAAACATGCAAAAAATGATAAAAATAAAACAATTTGAATATATGCAAATATGTCCAAAGTGTAACTACTTATTTGAATTTATGCTTACAGGAGTTAAATGCCTTAAATGCCATCGGTTTTATACTTATGATAATCTATATGAAATAAAAACAGGTGGATGTAAACTTATTGAAAAAGACTATGTAAAAGATAATGCATTTATTGAATTTATAAACAAAAATATATATGTAAAATAAAGGAGAATTAAATTAATGAATAATTTTATAATTGGAAGTCCACAAAAAAATGAAAATGAAATTGAAAAATTAGAAAAAAGAAATTTAGAAATAATGATAAATTTAATTAATGTTAAAAATAGAAAAGATATTAGTTTTTGGGAATTAAAAAATGATATATTAAAAGCGATGGAAAGAGGAATATGATGATTTACGGATTAAAAGATATAAGCAAAATACGTAAAGGAACATTAACTAGCGTAAATATAAGGCGAAAACATTTAAACGAAAAATTATTCCAGGAAATAATTAATGAATTTAAAGATTTTATTTGGTTAATGCCTTCAAATACTAATTTAAAATATTTTACTAGAAAAAAAGTTGCTGAAACTGAAAATTTATTTGATAAAGTAAAAGAAAAATATTTTAAAAGATTAGAAGAAGAAAGGAGAAAAAATGAAAGATAAATATATGAGTTGCGATAATTGTAATAAAGAAACAAGCATATTACATAATGTTGAAATAAATAAGAAAGATAGATATTTATGTAATGAATGTTTTAAAAAATATCTTGATGACAAAAATAAACATCCTGATAGAATTAAATAATTGACAATTAAGAATAAATCAATTATTATATTTATTGTAAAAAGTTTTTATAATATTTTGTGATGAAATATTATTCGGTTTGAAATGAATCCCCATTATTTCAAACCGAATAATGAGTTGACAGAGTTATAAAGAAAAATGTTTTATATCGAATGGGGGAAGTTGATATAAAACATTTTTTTTTATATAATATTATTAATAAATGTTTCTCTACATATTGTACTTTAATTTAATATAAATGAATTAAGTAGTAATTAAATTAATAATAAAAATCTAATCACTAATAAAAAGATGTTTTCCAATGAGCGAAGCATCTTTTTATTGCCGTTTCAATATATATTGAAAAAAACTCAATTAAATTATATAATTTAATAAGGGGTGAAAGATAATGAAAAATAAACTTTCAATATTTAAAACTAATGTTCATATTGTGGAAAAAGAAATGGAAGAAGGTAAAATAAATCAAAAACGGTTAAATGCGGCAAAATCATCATTTAACAATATAAGAAAATATTTATCTGATGATGAAATTAATTGGGCAAAAAATGTATTATTTGAAAATTGTGTGGATATATACACAGAAATATTACAAAATGATGAATTAAAACCGATTTTTGAAAGAAGAAGTATAAGGCAATATAAAGGGAAAATACAAAAAGATGATTTTGAAAAAATTGTTAATGCTGCTAGATATGCACCGTCTAGTTGTAATAGGCAGCCAATAAGTTTTATTTTAACTGAAGATAAATTAAAAATTTCTAGAATTAGTAATTTAAAAAAACAAGGATTTATAAAAAAATCTCCAAATTGTATAATTGCATGCTCTGAAATTGAAATATATGGGAAAGATAAAAATAAAAATTATTTTATCTATATGGATGCTGGTGCAGCAATTCAAAATTTATTAATTGCTGGTCATAATTTAAATATTGGAATGTGTTGGGTGCACATAAAAATTAAAGATATTGCTAAGATTAGAGAAATATTTATGATACCATCGAATGTATTACCAGTTGCTATAATTGCCTGTGGAACTATAGATAAAGGAAGACATATAAATATTCCAGGAAGAAAAAAAATAAAAGATATGATCAAATATGAAAGGTGGATAAGCTTATGAAAATTGGGATAATAACATTATTTGTATATTCAAATTATGGTAATAGGCTACAAAATTATGCAGTTCAGGAAATATTAAAAGAGCTTGGATATAATGCAGAAACATTATATTTTAATAAGATTAAACCAAAAAATGCAAAAGAAGAAATATTAAAAAAGTTTACTGACGAAAATATAAAAACAAGATTTATTCCAAATCTTGAAGAAGTTGAGAACGAATATGATTATTTTTTGATTGGTAGTGATCAAGTATTTAATCCAATGATAAGAGCAACAAGACAATTAAATTTAATTAAAAGATTAAAACGAATTGATAATAAAAAACTTGTTGCCTTTTCTGCTAGTTTTGGTGTTGATAGTTTATCAACTTTATTTGAAACTAAATATGCAGAACATTTAAATAAATATAAGAGAATATCAGTGCGGGAAATTAAGGCAATAGAAATAATAAAAAATATATCAGGTAAAAAAGCACAATTATTACTTGACCCAACATTAATTGTTAACCCAAATGTATGGTATAAATTAGCAAGCACATCAAATTTTAAATATCCCAATAAATATATATTTGGATATTTTCTGAATAATAAGAACCAAAAACATATTAATATATTAAAAAAGGCAGCTAAAAAACAAGGAATTATACATATTTTAAATAAAGGATTTCAAGTTGAAAAATTATTAAAATGTTACATGAATTCCGAAAAAATAATAACAACGTCTTATCATGGATTAATTTTGAGTAAAATATTTAAAAAAGATTATTATTTGATAGGTAATGCATATCCAAAAGTAAAAAGTAGATTTGAAACATTACTAAATTATAAATATGATGATTTTGAAAAATTCATTACAAAAGAAAGAAGAAGAGCACACAATTTTCTTAAGTCAAGTTTAAAATAAGGGGATAATTATATGAGTTTTGGGATTTGCACAAGTTGTTATAATTGGTATGATAGATATTTAATAAGATGGGCAAAATCAATTGCAAAACTAAATATAAAACCTATAATGGTTACGATTGTTCAATCTGGAACTAGATATAATATAAAAAATTTTGTTAATGCTGAAAAAATTTTAATGGATGCAAAAATATCTTATAAATTTCATTTCATTAATAAGCATACTAATATGGGAAACGTAAGAAACAAAGCAGTTGAAATATGCTATTCTAAATTTATAATGTATCTTGATATAGATGATGAGATTACAAGTAATGCAACAAAATATTTTGAGAAATATAATAATTTTGATGTAATTTGTGGAGGTATGAAAATTATTGAATTTGGGAAAAGAAATAAATATTTAAAATTTAAAAAAGTAAATAATAAAAAACTTTTAGGTTTGAAATATTGGATATCAAGTCATTCAATATTTAGAAAATCATTATGGAATCATTCCAAATATTTAAATTCTGAATTCTGTAATGCTTTTTTATGGATAACCTTCGCAAATGCGGGTGCTTTATTTATTGGAACTAATGAAATTTTTACAATTTATAATAAAGATAAAAATGGTCACTGCACAAGATATACAAAAAAAAATATAGAAAAATGGGATTGTGAAAGTAAGGAACTATTAATTAAACTAAAAATTTTAAATGGATATGAATGATAAAAAAATGATACCAAAAAAATTACATTTTATATGGTTAGGACCATACAAAAATAATTTTATTTATAATATAGATAGTTATAAATATTATAATCCTGAATGGGATATAAAATTATGGGACGATGTAAAACTTAAATATATTTGGAAGAGAATAATAAATAAAGCTGCGATTAAAATGATACCAATATATGCAACAAAAGCAGATTTATTGAGATTAGAATTAATAAATCTTTATGGTGGCGTTTATGTAGATATTGATTCAAAATGTTTAAAACCAATTGAAAGTATTAAATATTTTGAAAAACATTCAATGTTTTGTTCCAATACTAAAGGAGGTCAAGCAGATATAGGATTTTTTGGAGCTGTTAAAAATCATCCTGGAATTGACGAAACTTTGAGAAAATTTAAAGTTTATTTTAACCGAATTAAGAAAGAAAATAAATATATCTCAGTTTATTTCGTTGCTAGATATTGGCGGCGTATTGTAGCTAATAAATATACAATTTACAAAATTGATGGTAATAGGAAAGAAGGACAAAGAATTATATCATGCAATCAAAGTGAATTAAATAAAAATACAATAGTTTTGCAAAACTATGCTAATACATATAAAAAACAATGTATAAGAAAAAATAAATTTAGATTGGAGATTTGAAAATGGATTATAAACCTGATAAGTTAACACAAGTTATCGAAAAATTAATAGATTTTGAAATTGATAGAAGTAATAAAAAACATGATGAAAAATTTAATACAATCCATGAAGGGTGGGCAATTGTAAAAGAAGAAATAGAAGAATATGGTAATGAGATTGATAAAATCAGAAAAAAAATAAAGATGGTAAATAAGTGTTTTGAAACTATTTCTAATTGTCATAATAATGAATTATGGAAATATATAAAAAATAATAATTATGATTCAATTCTTATAGAATTTGAAAAATTATATTTATTTGGAATAAATTCAATTGTAGAATCAATACAAATGACAGCAATGTTTAAAAAGAATATTAAATATTTTAATTGTAAAATGGAGGATATAAAAAATGATTGATGTTATTTATCTTTGTGGAGGTGAGGGAATAAGGGCAAAACTTGGATATCCTAAACAATATTACATATTGGGTGGAAAACCTTTGTTAATTCATGGGTTGGAAATATTAAATAAAAATGTATTTATTAGAGATATCATAATTCCGACGAACGAAAAAGAAAAAATAAAAAAAATGTGTTCTAATTATAATATTTCATTATGTAAATTTTGTAGTGCTGGAAAAACTCGACAACAATCAGTATTCTATGGACTTCAAGAAGTCCAAACATCTTATGTTTTGATTGCGGAGGGTGTAAGACCTTTTATATCATCTAAATTATTAGATATAATTATAAAATATCAACTATGTCAAGCGTTGACACCTGTTATTGGTTTAAAATCTACACCTATAAAAATAATTGATACAGAAAAATATATTATAGCAGATTCAATTAATAGAAATAATATTTTTGAGGTTCAAATGCCACAAAGATTTAGAACGGATATTCTAAAAGAATGCCATAAAATGGCACAAAAAATAGCGAACGAAAATAATGATTATAATTATTTAAATTATACTGATGATGTAGCTTTATTAAACAATATAGATAATGGTATTGAAATTAATACTATAATAGGAGAAGAAGAAAATATAAAAGTAACAACACCACTTGATTTAAAAATAGCTGAAATAATATATAAAACGAAGTGTGGTGTTAATGATGACTAATCCGATTGTTGGGAATTCAATAATAATTTCAGGAGCTTCACGAGGGTTAGGTGCTGCAATAGCAAAAGAAGCATGTAAAAGAGGTTTTTTTTATTTTGGAGTAACGAAATACAATGAATTAGATATTACAAATTATAGTGAAATAGATAAATTTATAGATGAATTCCATGATTATTATATTAAATATAAAGTTATTCCATTTGCATTAATTAATAATGCTGGAATATGTATTCCAGAAGGAATTTTTAATATTAATATTAATAATGTTTTGGAGCAATTTAAGGTCAATGTATTTGGAGCTATAAATTTATGTAAAGCATATTCTAAATTATGCAAAGAGCTTTATTTTAAAGGTAAAATTCTAAATATAGCAAGCACGGCCGCTTTTAGAAATAGACCAGGTCGTGCAATTTATGCAGCAACAAAAGCGGCTTTAGTTAGTTTTAGTTTGTCTTTATCTGAAGAATTAAAACCATATAATATAAAAGTTTATACAATAGCACCGGGGGCTTTTGATAGCCAATTAAGAAAAGATATCGCACCCGATGATGATTTCAATAACATGTTGAAGCCTGTAGAAATAGCAAAATTTATTTTAGATATTATTGAAGATGGGAAATTTTTAGATAATCAAGTTATATTTACTAGGAGGTAATATGAGAGCTGTAATTTTTAATAAAGCACATTATGTTATAAAAATAGAAGGGTGGACATTTAAACCATTTGAAGAGCAAACAATTTATACTGGTAGTTCTGATTATGATTTTAAATTAGTAAGATCAAATAAAGATTTAAGGATTGACGAATATAATAATGAATCATATAAAAAAAGACATGGATTAAAAACAGGATTAAACTATAATTTCATATATGACGAAGTTAATCAACATGCTGGAAATGCTTATAGTTATGCAATTGAAGCACTAGCAAATCCAATAATTGAAAAATTGCCAAAAGATGAGGCTGGATATTTTTCAAGGCCGGTTCCTGGTATAGATTATAAAGGATTAAATATCAGGTTTTTTTCATCAATGCGAATAAATCAACAGGGTAAATGTTCAATTGGTCCAAATGATATTTTTATGTCACATGGAATAGGTGATAAAAATTATTGGATAGGAAAACATATAAAATATTTTAATTATGCTTTTTGTCCTGGACCTACATGGGAATGTAGAATGAGAAATACAGGATATAAAGGTGAAATATTCCAAGTTGGATACACAAAACTTGACCCAATTTTTCAAGGTAAATATGGTAAAAGACGAAGTGAAAAACCGATTATTGCATGGTTACCAACACATGGTTACGGAAATAAGCATAAAGGTCGGTCAAGTTATCCATTTTTTGAAAAATTTTTAAATCAATTTCCTGATGAGTATGAAATTATAAATGGAATGCATCCAACAACTAAAATGAATGCAAAAAAGAAACAAACTCCAACTTTTCAGGAATTAATTGATGCTGATGTTGTAATTGCTGATGCTGGGTCAACTTTATATGAAGCGTGGGCAATAGGAACACCTGTTGTTTTTCCAGATTGGATATGCAAACATGATACAATGAAACATTTTGAAAATGATACTCAAAATTTAGAATATCAAATATATTCAAAAAAAATTGGATATCATGCAAAAGATTTTAAGGAAATGCTTATTTTAATTGAAAAAGCTTTAATTGATGGAATGAAAGATGAGGAAAAAGATTTTATAGAAAATATATTTCCTGAAAAATTTCGTGGACAATCTGGAAAAATCGCAGCTGAAACATTAAAAGATATTAGAAGTAATTTATTATGATTAAAAATAATAGATAAAATATAATATAGATTTTAGAAAGGATAATGATAATGGATAGACTTAAATTAAGAAAAGTAAAAATATTGCATGGTGAATTTAAGTGTAATATTGGATATTTTCATGGGTTTTTTCAATATGGTGATGCCGAAGGGCAAACACCAATGGCTATCATTGAATTGGAAAACGGTCATGTTATAGATGTTGAAACTGAAAATATTCAATTTGAAATTGGATATAAAAAAAATGATATTTAAAGTAAATTTAAAAATAATTACAAAAAAAAAAGAAGAAAATAAAAAATACCTGTAAAGATTGAGGTAATTAGTATTATATATTAATATAGGAGGATTTTATAAATGATTGAAACTAGTGAAAAAAAAGATAAATTAATTAATTTTACTGAAAAAGAAAAACGCATTTTTATTACTGTTGGTTTACCACGTTCTGGTAAAAGTACATTAAGAAGGATTGTAATGAATAGGAATCAAGGAATTGTATTAATTTCAGCTGATCAATTAAGATTTCAATTATATGGATGTAGATGGTATGATGAAGGTGAAAATTTTATGTGGTCAATTAATGAACATTTTTTAAAAATATTATTACAGAATGGTAATTATATTTTTGTTGATGAAACAAATGTTTATGAATATGCAAGAAAGAAAATAATAAAACTTGCTAAAAAATATAATTATAAAATTTATTGTTTTCATATAGATACATCAAAAGAACTTTGTATTGAGAGGGCAAAAAAAAATAATGATTTACAAATGGTTGAAACTATAAATAAAATGAATGATAAATATATTTATCCTGAGATCAACGAAGGATTTGACGAAATTATAAGAATAAGCAATAACGATTATAAAAAAATAGATTATAATATTTTTGAATTTTAAATAAAATTTTCCCAGCCGGTTTATTGACATATTTAAAAAAACATTGTAAAATAGTGTTTAAATAAATATGTCAATAAATTTATATGGGGGTGAATAAAAGAGAGGGGTATTTATGAAGAGTACAGAAATAGCAAAACGATTGAAAATGCAACATTTTTCTATAATGAGATTAGTAAAAACTTATGAAAAAATGTTTCTATCTTTAGGAAAATTAAAGATAAAAAAAACTAATCCAAGTAAATTAGGTGGAAGACCTCAATTATATATTGAGGAATTAAACGAAAAACAGCAATTTTTTTTAATAATACTTATGAAAAATACAAATGAAGTAGTTAAAAAGAAGTTTGAAATAATAAAAAAAATAAATTAAAAATTGTAGGAGGTTTTTAAAAATGGATTTAAAGAAATTTATAAAATGGTGTTTATTATGGGTTTTCGTTCCTTATATAGCTATAGGTATTTTAGCATATAGATATCTATTTAAAAATATAAATAATAATGCTATAAGAATTATATGTTCTTTCTTTATAAGTTTAATAACAATAATTATGTTTATAACTCTTTGTTCAAGTGAAGATAATAAAACTAATGAACAAATAAAACAAACTCAACAAAATATAGAAACAAAAATTCCAGAAACAACAAGAATTCCAGAAACAACAAGAATCCCAGAAACAACAAAAAATATTGAAAAAGAATCAATTAAGAAAACACCTGAAAAGGAAACAACTAAAAATAGTTCTAACACAAAAATATCTTTAGAAAATGCATTAATTATATTTGAAGAATGTTATAAAAATGTAGCTGAAATTAAATATAATAAATTAAATAATAGTATTGATATTATTCCTTTAAATGATTATTTTATGTATAGCGTTTTGGATGCAAAGGCTGGCAATGCTGAATGTCTTAAGTTATGGAATGAAATAATAAGTAATTTGAAAAAGACATCAAAAATAATGGAAGATGAAACAATATATATAACAATAGTAAACAATTTAAATAATGATAATTCATTATTAATTATTAATAATGGAAAAGTCTTATATAATTGTTTAGATGATTAGGAGGATTAAAAGATGTCAACTAAAATGTTATTAATTATAGGAAATTCATTATTAATTATTAATATTTCATTATTATTATTTGTTTATTTGACTTTTATATTTCTTAATCAGGAATGTATATATAAAAATTGTGAAGTCGTTGAAATATTAGAAAAATATGATGTAGAAGATTTGAATATAAATAATATTAATAATATAGATAGAATTGAATGGATTGATAATGATTCTAATTGCTATATTGAAACATATAATTCATATGCATTTGTTAATAAAAGAGAAATTCAATTAAGTAAAGATAATATTAAAAATATATTTAAATTTAAAAATATTATTTTTTATTCTGATAATAAAGAAATGGTATATAAATATTATTATATGATTAGAAAGGAACTTAAATAATGGCTAATAAAGAAAATGAATTAAAAATAAAAGATAAAAGACTTGAAAAACAAATTGAAATGGATTGCTTCCTTGAAGAAGAGATCGAACAATTAAAAAACGCTGAAAAAGAGGCAGAAAGATATATTTATGTATGTAATAAAAGAATTAAAGAATATCAGGAAAAATTAAAAAAGGCTGAAAATAGATTATTATCAGTAAAAGATAATATAAAAAATAAGATAACATTTACTTTGAATTCTGCTTTTGAAAATGGTGAAATATCATGTGGATTACAAGAAACATTGACTCAAACCACATATTTGATACCATCAGCAAAATTTATTTTTAAAAAAGAAAAAAATAAGATTGTTAAAAAAGATGATGAAAAGTTAATTAAATATTTTGAAGAAAAGAAAATGAACGAATTTATAAAAACTGAGTTAAAACAATCTCCAAAATGGAAAGAATTTAAATCAACACTTAATGTTTCTGATGATGGTGAATTAATTGATAGTGATGGTGTAATATGTAAAATAGACGGTATCGAAATTGAAAAAGATGATGCAGAACTGGAAATAAAGTTAATATGAAAAAAAAAGATGTGAAAAGGATGTGAAAAGAATGTTACCAATTAACGACTATATAAAAGATGCTATTAAGGCATGTACTGAAAAAATAATTGAAGGCAAACAAGAATGGGACATTGAATATTTAAAACATATAAATCAAGCAATGCAATATTTATTAAAAGCTGAAGAAATTTTAAGGGAACACGAATATTAGGAGATATAATGTTTGATATAGATGAAATAAAAAATGGATTACAAAAAATTTTAATATATTATGGTGCTATTCCTCCAAATAATCAAGGTAATTGGACTTGTTTAAGTTCACGACATAAAGACCCTAGAAATAATTTATCAATTAAAAATAATATTTGTTGTTGTCACTGTGGGTTAAAAGGTGATTCAATAAATATTATTGCTGAACTAGAAGGCCTTAATTATAAAGATGATTTTTCTTTAATTATAAAAAAAGCTGCTGAAATTTTAAAATTACCTGAGATTGATAAAAAAGACTATAAACATAATAATAATTATAAAAAAGAAGAAAAAATATATGTAAATGACAATAAAATAATATTGCTAAATAATACTATCTTAGGATATTTTAATGATTCAAAAAAAAATGATTATTCTTATTTTTATAATAGAGGAATAACCAGAAAAGAAATTTATTTAAAAAATAAACTTATTATCGGAAATCCTTTAAAAATATTTACTAATGATTTGAAATGTTTATTACCAAAAGTAAATAATATATGGGCTTTTGAGTATATAATTCCAATAATGAAAAATGAATGTATTGTAAATTGTATCTTAAGAAGAAATGATAAAAAATCAATGAATAATAATAAGATATATAATTTAAAAGGTCTAAAACCTGAATTTTTAAATATAGATTATTTATACAATGATAATTTGAAATACTTATTTGTTTGTGAAGGATGGGCGGATGCTTTATCGTTCGAGAATTCATATTTTAAATCAATTGCAATAAATTCAATTTCAATGATAAATAAATTTGTTGATATTATCAAAAGCAATAAAAATAAATTTGTTGATACTATATTTTTAATTGCTTTTGATAATGATGAAAAGCAGTGGGGACAAATTGCAGCAAAAAAATTAATTAAAATGCTGCATGATTTAAATTTAAATGCTTCAAATTTAAAAATTAAAGGCTATAAAGATATTAATGAATATTATACTAATGACAAAAAAGTATTTGAAGAAAATGCAAATTTGATTATAAATAGTTATAAATAGGAGGGTTTTAAATTATGAATTTAAGAAGAAATAGAATAATTAGATTATTAAATTATTATTTTGAAATGATTGCTAGTAAATCAGGATTGACATGGGATTATGATAATAAAGCAGAAATAGCGGAAATTATTGAATTGATTTTTGAAGAAGTTGAGGAGATGAAAAATAATATAAATAATATGATATTTGATTTATCTATTAATATGAATACTGCTGATAATGATAAACTAATCTTTACACTAAGGAATGAAAAAGATGCCATTCTATGAAATTAAAATATTAAAAAATAATTATAATGATTCTCAAACAAAATTGATAAATATTTGGAATGATTATATTAAAAGAATAAATAATAATTTACCTTATAAATATATATTATTAGAAAAATCAAGAAGCAAAAGCAAAACAAAAACAAATATAAGGAAAATAGCAGGTATAAAAGCATATTTTGTAAGATACATAAACGAAAAAACTGAAATAGTAAGAATGAGTGAAATTAATTTTGTTCTTTTAATGGCAAAAATGGGTATTGAATTTGAAATAAAGGAGATTAATATAAATGTATGAAATAAAATTAATAAATAAAAATTCAGATTTAAGTAAAATTAATAGATTAGAATGGGATGTTGTGGTAAATGATGAAGAATATTATGTTTATCATTGTCCTGGATTTATACATTCAATTGGAGGTAAGAGAGGTTATAATGATTATTGGTGTTGTTTAAGGAAAGAAAATCCAAGTTTTGAAACATTACGAGAATTTAATGGTGAATCTTGTAGATGGGGTTTTTTTATAAATGAAAATCATTCAAATAAATATAAATGGAAACAACGGTCACTTGAAGTAAATATAAAAATTGAAATACTTAGAAATGATAAAAATTTTTATACATTTGTTGTAAATAATTTTGATTATGGTATGGTAAAAGCTAGAAAATTATTATTTGAGATAAATGAACACCCTATAAATTTTCATGAAATTAATTATAAGAATAAAATATTAAACACTAAGATAGAATGGAAAATGATTCCTTGTATTATAACAGAATATTACAATGAAAAGCTGGTAATTATACCAGATTTGAAATTTACAACAAAAGAAGCTTTTTTAAAGGCTATATTTTATAATTGTGATAATGAATTAAGTGTTGTTGATGATTTGTTTTCATCATCAATCAATTGGTTTAGAAGGGACGGTAATTATTAATGGATATTATAAAGGATTTAATTGAGAAATCAATACAAATTAATAAATGCGTTATTGAAATTTGTGTTACTGATAGATTAAAAAAAGATTATTTAGTGCAAGAAAAATATTTAATATTAACCAATGATACATATAAATATATTTTAACTAATCATAGAGATGTATTAGAAGATATTCCAATTTATATTAGTGATACAAAATTTTTAAACTATTTCCAAGTAAATACACCATTTGAAAGCATCTTAAAAAATAGATTTTTTTTGGAGGATAAAAATGGATAAAATAATTTTTGTAGATAAAACAAAAAATGAATCAAGAAAAGGATTTTATAACGATATATGGAATCAAATAATAGGATTAAAAAAACATTTAAAAGAAATATCTAAAACTAGCGATGATTATAAAATTATAAAATATACAATTAATGGTTTATTTAATGAATTAGGAATAATAAGCATAAATAAAAAATGTGTTATAATTGGCGAACCATTGGAACGAATTGAAATATTAAGGAAATATGTTGTTTTTGGGTTAGAAGAATGTATTTTAATTAATAAAGATACTGTAATTAATAATGATAGGAATGGATTATTTCATAAATTGGATGGATATAGAGGGAATATATTTCTTTTAAAAGAAAATTCAATTGAATTGTGGGATGTAAAATATTTAATTAGCGAATATTGCTAAAATAAAAAATAAAGGAGATTTTAAAATGGGAGCTATAGAAGATTGGTTTGATGATATGCTTAGTGGTTTATCTTTAAATACAAATGAATGGTTTAAAGGTTTAGAAGATTGTAGCGAAACATGGTTTGAAAAATTTGGTGAAAACATAACCAATGGTGCAGAGGCTTACAAAAATTTAGTTGTATCTGAATATAAAAAGGGGTTAAAATCTGTAAAAGATGATTACAAAAAATGTTATGATAAAATTCGAGATAAACAAAGAGCAGCTAAAGAAATAAAAGAAAAAGATAAATATGATAAAGCAATTAAAAAAATACAATTAAAATCAAATGATTTAGAGAAAAAAATTGAAGTACAATACAAAAATAAACTCATTAGTTTGGATAGAGCAAAAACAAAAAGAATTGAAAAATTAAAAAGAGCAAAATAATAAAAGTATGTTATAATATAAATGTTATAACTAGAAATACCTTGAAAGCTCATTGAGCACCACAAGAAGTGTGGCGGTCCGTAACCAATAGGATAGAGGTATTTTGAAATTTAATAATAAATGTCAAATGAAGGTTTTCAAAACCTTTCTTTTTTTTTTTGCTATTTCACATATATTATACTAATAAGCACAATAAATGTAAAATATTGCATTTATATGTAATAGTGTGTTAAAATTTAATTACGTTATTCTACGGAAGCCGACAGGCTAAAAATGGATATAATTACCCATAATTTAAAATGGAGGATATTTATGAAAATAATGAATTTAAAAAAGTTTTTCAAGTTTACAATTTTAGGTCCTATTATCCCATTAATTGGTGTTCCAGGTGATGAAAGCGGAAATGATTCTAATGGAGCAAATGAAAATGATGATGATGATGATGAGAATAATAACAATAATGATGATAATCAAGGAAATAAAAATGATAAAAATGAAAAAACTTATACAACCGATGAGATAAACAAAATTATTGAAAAAAGATTATCAAGAGAACGAAAAAAAATGGTAAAAGATTTCAATGAAAAAATTGAAAGAAAAAACTTAGATGAAAATGAAAGATTAAAACTTGAAAAAACAGATGCAGAAAGAAAAGCTCAAGAAACTTTAAATCACGCAAATAATCGTTTGATTAAATCCGAAATAATTTCTAAGGCTGCAACATATGGAGTAATAGACAACGATGCTGTATATGCTTTAATTGATAAGTCTGATATTGAAATTGATGAGAATGGAAACATTTCCGGAGTTGATGATGCATTGAAAACTTTATTAGAAAAAAAATCATATCTAATAAAGAAAACTACAAATGAATCAAATAACAATACAGGAGATGACCAGAGCCAAAAAGACAAAAAAAGTAAATTCGATATGAATTCACTTATAAGGAAAGCTACGGGAAGATCATAAATAATAGAATAAGGAGATGTTAATAAATGGCGACTTATATCCCTCGTGTCGGTGTTGAAGCATTGATGCCGGAAGAATATCAAAGAGAAATAATTGAAAGCGTTCCCGAAATGTCGACTATAATGGCATTAGGTTATAGAGCAGCAAATATGAGCAGGGCACAAAGGAGAATTCCTGTTTTATCAGTGTTACCAACAGCTTATTTTACTAATCCAGGTCCTGGCGATGTTGGAGATTTAGGGTGGAAAGAAACAACCAAAATAATGTGGCGTAATAAATATTTGGATGCAGAGGAATTAAACGTTATTATCGCAATTCCAGAAGCGGTATTGGATGATGCGGATTATGATATTTGGGCTGAAACAAAACCAAAATTATTAGAAGCTTATGGGCTAGCATTCGATCAAGCTGTAATGTATGGTATAAATGCGCCGGCTGTTTGGCCTACTAATTTAGTTGCCGCCTGTCAAGCTGCTGGAAATTTTGTTCAACTTGGTGGTGTTGGTGACATTTACGCCGATATTTTAGGAATAGATGGTGTAATTGCAAAAGTTGAAGAAGATGGTTTTATGGTTAACGGCCATATTGCAGCAATGACAATGAGGGCTAGATTAAGAGGATTAAGAGATGCTAGCAATCAACCGATATTTAAAGCATTAGTTAAAGAAGGAATGCAGGGAAGCACTGTTTATACATTAGATGGTGAACCTATGTATTTCCCTAAAAATGGAAGTGTAATACCTGATAGAAGTCTTTTAATTTCTGGTGATTGGACAAAATTAATTTATGCAATTAGAAAAGATATTACATGGAAGATCTTAACAGAAGCAGTTATTCAAGACCCAAGCACAGGCGAAATTATTTATAATTTAGCACAGCAAAATATGGTAGGTTTGAGGTCTTGTATGAGAATTGCGTGGCAGGTTCCGAATCCTATTAATAGAGTAAATAAAGATTCAAATACTAGATATCCATTTGCTGTATTAGGCCAAGCTGGAAGTTAGGTTTAATTATTTCTCTTAATAGGGGGTTTAAATAATAGTGAAAGTTAAATTTTTGAAAGGTAATCATTTTTATAGAGGTAATCAATATAAAAAAGATGATGTAATTGAAATTAGTGAAATAGATGTAAAAGCATTTTTAGAATGTAAAGTTGTTGAAATTTATATAGAAAAAAAAGAAAAAAAAGATATAAATGAAATGACTTATAAAGAATTGCAAAAAAAATGTAAAGAAAAAAACTTACAAGCTGTTGGTAAAAAAAATGATTTAATTGCATCTTTAATCGAAAAAAGTGAAAATAATTGCAAACAAGATGAATTATAGACATTGGTCTAATTATGTATGGAGGATAAAAAAATGCCTTATACAATGAATAATAAACCTGATATTATAAAAAATTTACCTGTTAAAGCTCAAAAAATTTTTATAGCTGCATTTAATACAAATTTAGAAGAAACTAAAAATGAAAAACAATCATTTAAAATTGCTTGGGCTGCTGTTGAAAAAGCTGGATATAAAAAAGGACCTGATGGAATATGGAAGAGGTGGGAATGATGTATATTACTAGCACAGAATATAATACATATACAAATAGGCCAACAAGTGAATGTAATACTTTGCGGCTAACAATTGCATGTAAATTATTAGATAGTCGTATTGGTAATTATCCTATTAATTCTGATGGATATAAAATAAGGTCCTCTGATTTTGCTATAATGTATCAAGGTAAATATATTATTTTACATCAATCCAAAATAGATGCTGTCAAGATGTGGGTTGCTGCAATGATTTCATTTTTAACAGATAATAATAACCAACCACCTAATAATATGAATAATCTTAAGTTAGGTCGTTTTAGTATTGGAAAATCTAAATCATCAACTTATTCGTCAATTACAGTTCCTGATGAATTGGGGATAGTTGATTCAATTTTGATTTCATCAGGAATAATAAACAGAAAGGTTAATTCAAGATGAGTTTACCAGATTTTAAAAAAATGATGACTCATGATGTTATCTTAAGAAAATTAAAATCAAATAGTGCTGGCGATTATTCAAATTTAAGTTCGTCATCATTAAAAGGTTTTGTAGAATATGGAAACAAACTTTTTAAGAATAAAAAAGGTGAAGAATTAACATGTAGGGCAATAGTTTTTTTGATGGATGATTGCGGAATTGATATTAATTGGCCTGATTGGGCAATCGATCAAATAGCACCATATAATAGACCTAATTTGAGTGTAGAATTAATTGACCCTATTGATAATCCAATTAATAAAGGTCAAACTCATCACTTTGAAATATATTGCATATAAGGAGTTATAAAATGGGCTGGAATAGATGGAACGGTGACGAAATTTTAAAAACTGTTGTTCAAGGTTCAACAAAAGCAGTTATAAAAACATGTAATGTTGTATTAACTGCATCACAAAATGAAGTACCACTTGACGAGGGTTTTTTATTCCGTTCTGGAATTGTTATCATTAGGTATAGAAAAAATCCAGTTGGTATAATTTCTTATGGAGGTGGACCAGGAACAGGTCATCCTAAAATACCATATGCTTTAAGATGGCATGAAAATATGGCTAATTTTCAAAGAGGACGAAAATGGAAGTATTTAATTGACCCTTTTAATCGATTAGCAGGTCCTTCATTATTAACTTTTTTATATCAGGAAGTTGGTGCTAAATTATGAGTGCTTATAATTTATTAAAATATTTAGAAAACGAAGGTTTTGGAAGTGAGGGTTTAGATTTATTTATCAATTTCAAACCTTCTTTACCTGATGACTGCATAATATTTTATGATGAATCGGCAATACCACCACCTGAAAGTTCTGGATTATCAGTTGATATTTTTGGGGTCCAAATAATTGTAAGAAATACTAATCAATTCACTGCTGAGAATATATCAAAATTGATTAATAAAAAAATTATTGGATTTGGTGGAATTCCTTTAATTATTGGTGGCGATATTGTAAGTCAAATAAATCAAGTTACTGCACCGTTTAGTATTGGAAAAGATGATAATGAGAGAAATGAGTGGTCAAGTCATTATACTATTAGAATGACATCAGAAAATAATACATTTAGATTATAGTATAGGAAAGAAGGTGTAAATATGCCAGAAGTAAAATTCGCTAAAACTCAAATTCAAGTAGATAATGAACTTGTTGCAAAAGTTACTAAATTTGATAGAAATGTTGAAATTGCAGAGGAGGACACAACAGGTTCAGAGGATTACATTGCTGGAACAGATGTTCTCCATTTACAGTTTGTAAGTATTTCAGTTGGTGAAACTGCTGAAATGGAAGGTATTGCAATGGAATCATCTAATGAAGGGTTAGATGATGGACAAAGTGAGTTAAGAAATGCTGCTGAGACTGGGAAAACTGTAGATGTAAAATATACAAGAAATACGGGTTTTGGATATCTTTTAAAAGGATTTTTCACAAGTTATAAAGAAAGCGGTGCATGTCCAGAAGTTTATAAATGGTCGGGAAGTTTTAGAATAAATTCTAAAGTTCCGATTTCGCCAGGTTCATAAAAAAAGAAAATATCAAATTGGAGGTTTTAATAAATGAATAAAGATTTAAAAAATATTGACAAAGAAAAATTATTAGATGAAAAATTTAATGAACTGCAGGAAATTCAAGAGGAAAATTTATTAATTGATTTTGATAAAGCTATAGAAGAATATCAGGCTAAACCTTATTATGTAAAATTCAATAATAAATATTTTGATGTTCCACGAAATATGCCTTTAGATTTTTCTATGTTTTTCTTTAGACATTGTTTTAAAAAAGTTAATGGAAAAACTTTGATTGATGTACCAGAAGATAAAATGTTTCAATTCATTAAATTAATGTTTGGAAATGATATGCTTATATCATTGGAAAATTCTAAAAAAAGAGTTGGTATCGATCAAGTATTTGAAACATTAGCAATGCCCATTTTAAATAAATGGGGTTATGGTACGGTAAAAAATAAAAATAATAATATTCAGGAAAAAAAACTTTAGACCCTCGTATATTAATATGGGCTTTTGGAGCGTTGGAGGCAGATTTTTGGCGATTTTATAAAATAGATTTAATAAAAGATGCATTTTCAAGAAAAATGTCTTTTAGAAGATTTCTAATTTTTATTAGAGGATTGCCGGAAGAATCGGCCTTTAATTGTTTTATTAGAAATAAAGATAATAGAAATTTTGTTGAATACGACGAGTATTTAATTGAAAACGAAATAAAAAGAATTAAATAAGGAAAGGAGGTAATAAAATTGGGCATAAGTCTTGGAGAATTGAGTGCTGATGTAACAACTAATACTGATGGATTTAGAGCAGGATTAAATCAATCAAGAAGAGATGGGGACAGATTTACAAGAGAGACAGAAAGAAATACTAGTTCATTATCTCAAAGATTTGGAGAAGTTGGTGCATCTGTTGGTTCAACATTTAAGAATATTGGTGGGGTTATGGAAAGTGCAGGTAAAGCGGTTCAAAATGTTGGTATGAATCTTACTAAATATATAACTATCCCACTTGCAGGTGCTTCAATTGCTGCTTTCAAATTTGGTAAAGATTTTGAAAAAGAATTAAATAAAGTTGTTGGACTTGTTGGTGTATCTCAAAAACAAGTTGATGCCTGGGGAAAAGATATATTATCATTATCGCCAGAAATAGGTAAAGCACCTAAAGAATTGGCTGAGGCTTTGTTTTTCGTAACATCAGCAGGAATCAAAGGAGCTGAGGCACTAGATGTTGTTGAAATGGCTGGAAAAGGTTCAGCAATAGGATTAGGAGAAACTAAAACTATTGCTGATCTTGTCACTAGTGCAATGAATGCATATGGAAAAGAAAATCTAAGTGCAGCAAAAGCCACTGATATTGTGACAATGGCAGTTAGGCAAGGTAAAGCAGAGGCGGCCGAATTGGCTGGAAGTTTAGGTCAGGTATTACCAATTGCATCTGAAATGGGTTTAACGTTTGACCAGGTTGCAGCGGCAACGGCTGCAATGACTAGGACAGGAACACCAGCAACGGCGGCGGCTACTGAACTAAAAGCAATTTTGTCTGGATTAATAAAACCATCAGAACAGGCAGAGGAGCAATTGAAAGCAATGGGAACATCAAGTGCAGAAATGAGAAAGAAAATAAAAGATGAAGGATTATTGAGCGCTTTAATGGATTTGAAAGACCTTACAAACAAATATGGAGAAGAAGCGGTGGCAAGGGTTTTCCCTAATATTCGATCATTGATGGGCGTTTTGGATTTAATGGGTGCTAACCTTGAAGATAATAAGAAAATATTTAATGAAGTATCAAACGCAAATGGAACACTTGAAGAAGCATTTAAATCAACATCGGAAACATTAGATTTTAAATGGAATCAAGCATTAAGTCAGGCCCAGGTTGTAGCATTAAGTTTTTTTGATATAATCAAGGCAAATTTAATACCAGTTCTAGAAAGCGTTGTAACTGCTTTATCTTGGGTTGTAGAAAAATTTCAAAGCTTAGCACCTGGTGTCCAAACTGCGATAATTGCATTTGCTGGAATAGCTGGGATATTAGGTCCTGTATTGGCTATTGTTGGAACTTCAATTGCTGGCTTAGGTGCAGCAATAACAGCTTTAGGAACGATAATAAGTGTTGTTGCAAGTATTATTTCTACAATTGGATTACCTGTTATTGCTGCAATTGCTGGTGTATGTATAATTGTTGGTGCTGCGATAGCTGGACTTATCGCATCTTTTGTTTTGTTATGGAAAACTAATGAAGATTTCAGAAAGAACGTTATATCGATTTGGAACATGTTAAAAACTAATGCAATTAGTGTTTTTAATGATATAAAACAAACTGTCGTCGTAGTATTTAATAGAATTAAAGCATTTTGGAAAGAACACGGCGATACTATAACGGCTTATTTAACAAACATGTGGAATATAATTTTAGGAATTGTAAAATTTGCAATAAAATTAATTGCCTCAACAATAAAATTAGTATTGGCTATAATTCGTGGAGATTGGGGTGCGGTATGGGATAATATAAAGGTAATATTAAAAGCTGCTTTTGATTTAATGACTACAATTGTATCAAATTTTGTTATTATTTTTGTTAGGTTTTTTTCTCAATTAGGAAGCAAAGTAATAAATCATGTTAAAAATTTATTATCTGGTATAAAATCACATTTTAATGCAATTTATACTGTTGGGAAAGATATAGGAAATAGAATAATAAAAGCAATAACAAGTATCAATTTTAAAGAGACTGGCCGAAAAATAATTCAAAATATAATTGATGGCTTAAAAAGTATGATTAGCAGTCTTAGTGGTACAGCATCAAGCATAGCAGCAACAATAAGAAATAAATTTCCTTTTTCGCCAGCTAAAGAAGGACCGCTTAAAGACCTTGATAAAATGGATTTTTATACCTCAATACATAAGGCTTTAAATAAAGCAAGATCAAAGATAAACATACCTGCTCTTTCATTAAGCGAAGAAGTTGGTGAACAATTACAACGAAGCAAAAATTTAAATGTTGGTATGTCAACTATTTCAAATGCCAGTAATTGGAGTTTTTCAGGACCTCTTAATTTTTATGGTGTTCAGGACGTACCGTCATTAATGGAAGAAATTCAAAGGACAATAAAAAGGTATTCGGGAAGGTGATAAAATGTATACAATAAAAATTGATAATGAATACCTACCAAACGGTGTAAAAGTTAAAAGCGGTTCAATGAATTTAAATCAAGGGCAGGCAGGCGAACGTGCCGTGCTTAGTTTTTCTTTAATTGATATGAATTTAGGACCTAATGACCCGTATATATGGAGGACATTGTGTGGTAAAAAAGTTGAATTATATGAAGATGGATTTTTGATTTTTGGTGGCCAACTTGATGAACCTGAGACAATAAAAATAAATCAACATCCAATTTTCGGTGAGAAAATTACATGTATTGATTGGCATTGCTTGACAGATAGAGTGTATATAAATCAAAGTTATCCACGACAATTAATAAGTGATACATTTAAAGAAATGATTGATGAGTTTTTAGCAGTTGAGGGTGTTTGGTATGATTCGCACTCAATTCAAGAAACGACATCACAATATGTTTCTATTAATTGCCCTTATGTGTTGGCTGGTGATGTTTTTGATGAAATGGCAGGTTTAATAAATTGGCAATGGAGAATAGGACCAGATAAAAAAATATATCTTAATGAATATAATTATGATGTCGCTGCACCATTGATTGAAAATGTTTCAAATTATTTACCAAAAAGTGTTAAAATTTGTGATGATAGAAGCGAATATTATAATAAAAAAATCCTTAAAGATGTTAATGCTTTAACTGATGGAACAATCCCAGAAAAGGCAACACCTACACCTAATCAAGATAAAGGTTTTTTTGTTAGATTTCCATTAAATCAAAAACCTGAAATATATATAACTCAAAATATTGATGACCCACCACCGGAAGATATGATTGACCCTCGACAAGTTGGGATTGGAGGTCTTGACACTGGCCTTCAATGGTATTGGAATAAAGGAAGTAATATTATCCAACAAGATGCGGATGCTGAACCAATAACTGATTATCTTGTATTAAAATATGTTGGCCAATATAAAATAAATATAATTGCTCAAAATAATGAGGCTATTGCAGAAAGGCAATCAATCGAAGGTGGAAGTGGTATTTATACAAATGTTGAAAATGCTGATGAAATAGAAGGAATAGAAATTGCAGAAGAAAAAATAGCGGCATTAATTGAAAAATATTCAAGAATAGCAAAAAAATTTTATTTTGCATCATATACCATCAATCTAAATGTTGGTCAAATAATAGATTTAATTTTTCCATCTTTTAATGTTGACACAAGTAAAAAAGATGATGGAAGTGATGATTTAACAAATGATAATTATTTTTTGATTATTGAGAAAAAAATAAAAGATGTTGGACCTTTATTATTAAAAACTTACACGCTAATAGATGGTGCACCCATTGGCGGATGGGTTAAATTTTTCAGTAAACTTATTAAACCTGGTAAAGATTGGACCATTAGACCAGATGCAATTGTTGATATACCAATTAATATAGATGTTAATTGGTATTGGAGTGGTACTTATTATATTAGAACTTATGATTGTTTATATCCAGTCGATGACCCTGGTGGATTATATCCGGCCGATGACCCAGGTGGATTATACCCTGGAACAATAACAGGTACGACAATTTATTATGATTAGGAGTGGGAAAATGATTATAAAAAACAAATTAGGCTGGATTGGTAAAGTTAATATAATTAAAATAAGAAATGGTAAAATTATAAAAGATTATACTATTAAGAATTTAATTACTAATCTTGGATTAAATGAAATTATTAAATCAATGTATAGTATCCCAAATATGACATATAAATATGTAGCTATTGGGGATGATAATACGCCAGCAGCTGCGGGAGACGCTACCCTTGGAAATGAAATTTTTAGAACTCCGATATTAACGCAAACTGTAACAGGTACGGGCCAATTAACATCAAGGGCTGTTTTACTTGATGTAGAACCTTTTGATGCAGTACCACCACCACCTGGTTATCAATGTACAATTAGCGAAATTGGTTTTTTTGCTGGAAGTTCTGCGCTTGCTTGGAATGGAGGTGCAGGAATAGACACGGGAACATTGATTGCAAGACTTGTTTTGACTACGCCAGAAGATAAATATGATAATGAACAAATTGCAATAACTCGAATTGATTCGATTGAGAGGGATTAAGATGGATGACATGTTAAAAATGCTATTAGAAAATATTAATAAAAATATAGATACCTTAAGAGTTGAATATAATTTAAAATTAGAAAATTTAAATAATAACATAGATATTTTAAAGACAGAATTCAAGGATGAACTTAATGAATTATCAAATAAAATTGATGAAATAAAAAATAATTATGTAAATAAAGGTAATTGTGAAGAAATAAGAGAAAATAATAATAATAACATACAATTAAAAAGAGATGAAATTTCTTTAAAAAAGATAACAATTATAGTTAGTTCAATTTCTGCTGGAATAGCTTCAATCATTGGATTTATTTCACAATATTTCCCACGATAATAAAAAAAGCAATTAAGAAAATTAATCCTTAATTGCTTTAAAAGTTTTTTATTTAGGATTAGTGAAATATAATTTTTCAATTAATCCTTTTAAATTCAAGGTTGGCGAATGATATTTATTTACAAAATCAATCCAAATATTTGAATAATTACTTACTTCTTTCAATATTTTTTCATAATCTTTTTTAGAATCATTATTTTTTATTATTATATTTTTCCGTTCTGCTATTTTTTGTGCTATAAAATATGCAATTTCATCAATATTATTTATCAAAATAATTCCATCTTTTTCATAATCTCCGAAACCCAATTCTAATATTTTTGATTTTACATTAGAATTTGTCAGCCTCATTAATCCATAAAAATCAAATCCAGGATTTTTTGTACTCTCTTTTTTTACTATTCCTCTTACTGGTATTTTAAATTTTTTTGAATATTCTTTCATAAAATTAATTGACCATTCATTGTCATTTGAAACATTACTAATAGAAAGTAATATTTCTATTCCAGATGCCTTTTTGTTAAATGCATTTGTATGCAAAGAATATACATCTACTTTTTTAAATTTCTTCGCATATTCATTTATCATTTTAGCACGGTCCTCAATTGATATATATACATCATTTGTCCTAATTACTAAAAACCCAGCAATGTATTTTTCAATTATTTTTATAACTTTTAATCCTAAAGTTAAAACATAATCCTTTTCCTTAGTATTATCAAACCATATACTGCCAGAATCAGACCCACCGTGTCCAAAATCAAAAACAATGCCATAATCAATATTTTGTAAAATTAACATAAAATATCAACCTCTTTTCTATTTTTTATTACCAACTTTTTGACAATCTGGACAAATATCAAACCATTGATTTTTTACTCGTTCATGCTTACTTTTCCATCCGTTTTCATTTTTATATTCAACAGCATCTCCAAAACTTTCAAAATCTTGATTAACTTCTTTAAAGCAATAATCACAACTTAACTTTACAATATTATATTCTTTGCTAATTGCCATTTTAACGCCTCCTTGTATAGATATTCTTAATACAATCTTAATTATTTTCTATTATAATACCATCTCTATTATTATTTGTTCTTCTTTTTTCTGCTTTTTGATATCTATCATCCATCAAACAAATTAAACATTTAACTCTATTTTTGTATGCTTTCCTTTTCTTACACCAAGGACAAATTTTTCTATTCTTGTAAAATTTATATTGATCTCTATAATTCATGGCTCACCTTATCCACAATTAATCTTTATTATTTTTATTTTTTTTATATTGCCATAATATTAATATGTCATTTATGATGTTTTGTCAAAATTTTCAAGATTTAAATATAAATCTTCTAAATTAAATATATCATCATAATTATACATTTGTTTTAACTCTGAACATGATTTAACATACTTATTATCAATAGATTTATCAACAAAATTTTCTTTTCTTTCTAAGTCTTCTAATGTAATTTCTTTTGATAAATTTAATATTTTTTCATTTTCATTTTTGTGTTGATAATTATTTATTTTTAGAGCTTGTTTATTTTTGAATGAATTGAGATATTTTTTTATTGCATTATTTGTTGTTGATATTAATGAAAAAAATGGCTGTTTTATTTTTATTTTAAATTTCATTGATTTTTTAGATTTATTATCTAAACTGTAAAGATTTAAATTTAAATTTTCTTCATTTTTTGTATTTTTAATTGTATTTTCAGAAGTATTATAATAATCTAAATCCTTATATTTTTCCTTATTAAGCTTTTGTTGTAGTTCGATTTCTACGATATTTAATAATTGAGTATCAAAATATTTGCCTTTATGAGATGTCAAAACATTTCTTATTTCTTTTAATAATTCTAACGTTACTTTATTATATTTGTTTATGGAATAACATGTTTTTTCATCATCTTCAAGAGCTATTTTATTATGTAAAATTATATTAGAACATTCGTTTGAAACCTCTTTTATTTTTTTCATTTTTGATATTACAAAAGATGTATAAAGAATCATAAAAATTATACTTATTGCTATTATTACAATAGCATTTGAACACATAAATATTACTAAATCACTTTTACTCATTTTAATTACCTTCCTTTTCCTTTTCATTTAAAAAATTAATTATTGCCTGTTCGGCTAATTCTGACATACTTGTTTGAGAATATAAGTAAATTAAACGCAATCTAATATATGTTGATTCTTTTATTTTTATATTTAAATTTCTATAATTGTCTATTTTATTATTCACATTTAACACTCCAAAATAAATTTTATTTTTATTATATATCTTAAAAATTCAAAAGTCAATATCGTTAAAAAGTATTGATTATTTATTACATATATTATATAATTAAAATAAAAAACAGGAGGCTTTATTTTATATGAATATAAATGAAATTGTTGAATATTCAACAGATAGCGGGAATGTAAAGTTATCAGCTCAGATTGTTAGAAATATGATAGCTATTGGAAAAAATATCGAAGATGCTGAAATTGTAAATTTTATGATGATGTGTCAATATAGAAGATTAAATCCTTTTTTGAAACAAGCATATCTTGTAAAATTCGGAGAGACAGTACAAATAATTGTTAGCAAAGATGTTTTCACTCAAAGATTAAATTTACATCCACAATGTGAAGGCTGGGAGGCTGGTGTAATTGTTTGGAATAAAGACGGAAAGAAAATTATTGAAAGGGTTGGAACATTTTTTCTTGATGACACTGAAAAATTAGTTGGAGCTTATTTTATTTTACATCGAAAAGGATGGAAAGAACCTTTTAAATGGACAATAAAACTTAAAGATTATTTTAGAACATACAAAAATAAAAATGGAACAATTGAACCGATGGGTAATTGGGCAACAATGCCTGGGGTAATGCTTGTGAAATGCGTAACAGTAGCAGGAATCAGAAATGTTTTTTCTGAGGAATTCGGTGGGATGTATACTGATGATGAACTAGGAATTGATAAAGCAATTGATGTCACACCAATAAATAAAACTAAATCAGATAAGAAAAAAGATAAAAACAAAAAAGAAGAAACATTTATAAGTCAAGTTCAAATTGGAGAATTGTGTGCACTGGCTGCTAGTAAATCAAAAGAATTAAATTATAATGCTGATGATCTATTGAAATACGCAATGGAATTATTAGTAAATAGAGGTAGTTTAAAGTCAGTATCAAAAAAAGAAATACCAAAAAAATTATTTGCTGATGTTTATAATTTTATTAAAAGTTTAATAGATACAAAAGAAAAAAAAGAAAGAAAAGAAAATAATACAACTAATGAAAATAAAGAAAATAATACAACTAATGAAAATAAAGAAAATAATACAACTAATGAAAATAAAGAAAATAATACAACTAATGAAACTAAAGAAAATAATACAACTAATGAAACTAAAGAAAATGATGAAAATAATAACGAAAATAATAATGGAACACCTAAGGTGGAAAGGTAAATAATGGAAATAAAGAAGCTTTTTAAATATGGGTTATATTCGTATTGTATAACAATTCCAAAAAAATTTTTAAATGAATTAGGATTTACAAAGGATGATATTTTCTTAATAGAAATTAAAAATGAAACTATAATAATAAAAAAATATTATCCTGATAATAAAAAATAAGGAGATTTAAAAGAAATGATTAATTATGGTAAAAGAAATAATATTCAAAAAAGACGGGTTCATGCGCAAAAAACACAAGATCAATTTTCAAAAGATACTGGTATTTGTATTGGAAATATAAGATTAATTGAGAACAATAAAAAAGAAATGAATGCAAAACAAGCTTTAATATTTTCTAAATATTTTAATGTAACTATTTCACAATTATTTGATGATTAAAAAGGGGCTAATTGCCCCTGAAAAAAATGAAAAAATATAGGAGATTTATTTTAATGGATAACAATGATTATATCAAAAAATTCAAACTTAATATTCAATTGCTTACATCAGAATACAAAAGGAAAAATACTTTGAAATATAATATTATTAAATTAAAAATATTATGTACTGCATTAGAATGTGGTTATATTCCAATTTCTATTTTTGGACCAAATAACATTGGAACAGGATTTTTATTTAAACAAATAGAAACTGATTATGAATTCCAAAAAGGATATTATAACATTGAAAATTATATAATGAAAATACAAAAGAATTATGATATAAGATTTAATTTCACTTTTATGAGGAATGAAAAATAATGTATAATGGATTTTATGAACACTTCAAAATACTTGTAGATACAAGAGAGCAAAAAAACCAACATTTATTAAATTTTTGGGCAGCTAATAATATAAAAATTGAAATAAAAAAATTAGATATTGCTGATTATTCATTTAAGTTAGATAAGATAAATTTTGAATATGATATTGTAATAGAACGAAAGGCATCTATTGATGAACTTTGTGCTAATCTTACTAAATATAGAGATAGATTTAAAAGAGAATTTAAAAGAGCTGAAGACAAAAGAACTTTTATTATACTTTTAATTGAAAATTCTTTGCCTTCAGATATTGAAAGGCATAATTATAGATCACAAATGCATCCAAATGCTTTAAAAGGTTCCTTGAAAAGTCTTAAGGATAATTACAATGTATATATTCAATTTTGTGACAAAAATTATACTGGTGAATTTATATTAAATGCTTTCAAAAGATATATAAAAAAATATGTACTCAGTGAAATAATTGAAAAGGGATTGATTGATTTAACTGAAAAAATATGAGGTGGTGAAATGAGCAGGCATGGAAAAAAAAGACTTAAGGAAAGAATTGGAGGTAATAATAAAACAGCAAATTTATTAATTTTAGAAGCTTTAAAATATGGATTAGGTGTAAATGTATTTACTGGACGATTAAGACGTTATTTAGATTTTGAAAGGAGTAAATCATTATTAACTTATATTAAAGTATATAAAAACAAAATATTTGTATTTTCAAATAATTATCATGATTTGATTACTGTTTTAAATATACCTAATAGATTAATGAATGATTTAAAAAAACAATTAGAAAAAATCAAAGGAAATGATTGAATGGGAAAAAGAGAAATTATTTTATTGAAAGTATGTAGAATTACTTGAAAAACAAGAGGAAAATAATTATGTATTAGATTTAATATGCGAAGTCATAAATTATGATGGTGCTTATTGATAATTGCTTGCTCGATGATATAAGGAGTTTTTAACTGAAATAGAATAAAAGAATAAATAGAAAAGGCTGGTGAATATAATGGATAAACATGAATTCTATAATAAATTAAGTAATGAAGAACGTAAAAATTTAGATAGGGCATTCAGAAAATTTACTGAAAGTTTAAATCATTTTTTTGATATATATAATATAAAAATAAATCTTGCTATGGATGACAGAGCAGAAGAATGTATAAATGCAATGGCTAAATATATAATTGATAGCAAGGAGGATTAGGAGGATTAAAATGATATTTGAAATTATTCAATCAATTTGTAAATTTTACAAAAGTGGGAAATGTACTCATCCAAAATATAAAAGCAATAAAAGAAAATGTACTATAAAAAATTGTCCTATTTTACAAAACAACAAGCCGATTGAATATTGACAATATAATTTAATTTCAAATAAATAAAAAAGGGTATTAGTACCCTTTTTTATTTATTTCTTGACTAATCAAATACTTTATCATGCCACTTGTTGTTAATCCATTTTCTTTTGATATTTTTTTTATTTTATCATGCATTTCCTGAGACATTTTAATGTTAACATTTTTTTGATTATTTTGCTTTTTCATTAAGATCAATTCCTAACTTTTTAATTTTTAAAAGTATTTCAATGTTGATTGACCAATTGATAATAAATATTAATATTGCTAATTTCCAATTAAAAAACACTATTAACATAATATATGCAAAAACAGAAATAATTAAATTTAAACTTGATAGTAATAGCCTCTCAAATTTATCGTTTTTATTTTTTCTGTTTTCAAGATTTTCATATACTTTTTTTAAATAATCAGTATCATTTTTCATTCAATCATCTCCTTAATTTGTTAATTTTATTAATAGTTTTCCAAACATTATTATTAATAAACAAACTAACATTTTCCATCCAAAATAATAATATAATAGTGAATAACCAACAAAAATAATTATAATACCTATAATAATTAATAAACATGATGAAATATCTTTTTCATTCATTTTAAAACCTTCTTTGCTTTTTTTTATATGATACCAAAAATAAAATAAAAAGTAAATAAATTATATTGACTTTTTATTTTATTTATATTATTCTATAGTGGTAGTTTTAAAAATAATTTTTAGGGGATGGCAATATGAAAAAAAATGAAGAATTTGAAATTGAAGAATTTATAAATCCTATAACTTTAGATAGCTATTTTTTTACTGATGAAGATTTTATCAGAATTGATAAATTTATTCAAAGAGAAAATGAGAAAAATGATGAAATAATTGCAGAAGAGATGCCATTTTAATTTTAAAACTATATAATAATAAAAAAAACAAAAAGGAGATAAATTTTTATGAGTATTTTAAAGGGGATAGTTAGTTTTATTTTGATAATTGTTTCAGTTTTCAGTCTATGTTTTGGAGTCTTCGCACATGAAGGTGATATGATGAAAGATGGCGGTCATTTTACTACAAAAATGATAACCAAAATTATTGAGCCTGCAAAAACTCAATACAAAGTTACATTAGTTAATATCGAAAATACAGCACTTACAGATTGGGAAACAAAATTATTACTTGATGGTGAAAAAATAGAAATTGGAGAAGAAAAAACATTTTATGAATTGCCAGATTTTGAAGCAAAAATAAAATTAGGAAGTACAGAAAAAGAAGAAATAGGAACATTAGAAGAAACAACAACTAATATTATAGTTGAAACTGGTTATGGTTCAGCAACATATACATTTAATATTGAAGTACTCAAAAATATAATTCCAGAAGTAACAAAAGAATTTGAAATTTTATCAGGATATCATTTTCATATTGGTAAATTTGCAGGTTGGGAAGTTACTTTTAATCCAAATGTTGAAATAAAAATTGAAGATTATAAAAATTTCAACAAAATAACAAAACCCTATATTCCTAAAACATCTAAAAAAATTGATAAAAAAACATTTTTGTATAAAAAATCTGATTGGAATTTTAATGAAAATTTAATAATCAAGGATGATCCAACAACAAATACAGAGCCAGAAACCAGTGTAACACCATCACCTTCACAATCAAATGGAGTAAATACAACTCAAAATAATAACACTGTATATTCAGATAAAGATTTACCAAAAACAGGAGAAACTAACCCAATTGTTTATACAATTACTGGTTTTTGTTTATTAGTTTTAGGCTGCTTTGTTAGATATAAGAAATATTGTAGTAATAACAATTAAAATAATCTTGATAAATGGGTGGGATATTCGCCCACCCCTATTAAAATAGAGGAGTAAATAAATGAATTCTATTATATATCTATCAATAATTATATTAAGCTCAATAAGCTTAATATTTGGAATAAAAAAAGGATGTTATAAGGTAAATAAAAATAAATAATCTATTAGCAATAATAATTCTTTATTTTGTCCTATTAATCAAATTAATTTTAATTGGGTTAGGTTTTGCATTCAGTATTTTGATTCAATTTATTGAATATGAACCATGTTTATTACTTTGTTTGATTGCTTTAATAGATATTATATTGGGTGAAATAATTTTCTATAAAGATTATTATTTGATAAAAAAAAGATTTAATATAGAATAAATAAAAAAACAATAAAATTTATTGTTTTTTTATTTATTCTATATTATAATTAAATAGTAATAAAAAGTATGTACCTAAAAACGGGAGGCGTTAAGGATGAATGAAATTAAAATTAAAAATCAAGTTAAGTTAAAAGTTAGAATATTGCGTGAAATATGGGGAAATGAAGATGGTAGTTATTTAGTCTATGCTGCTGAAAAAGAAAATGGTGATGAAATTACAGTAAATTGTACCGGATTTGAATTAAGACCAGGTAAAACCACATTAGTTGGAGAAATGCGTCAATATAGAGGACAGCCAAGTTTTAAGGCTAACTATGAAGAATTCGATGCTGAATCATATGAAGGACAATATAATTTATTATGTTCTATTGATGGAATCAAGGATAAAACAGCAAAAAATATACTTGATAATATTCAAAATAATAACATTAAAATATTTTATGGTAATGATATCCCAAAAATAAAAGGAATAGGACCAGAAACAATTAAAAAAATACATAAAGGATTAATATTCTTAAGAGAAAATAATACTTTGAAAAAATTAATTGAAATTTGTGGTCAATCTGTAGGAAATACTAATATTCATAAAATAAATAAATATCTTAATGATAATAAGATCGATGTTGAAACATTTAAAAAAGACCCTTATTTTATTTTAATTGATAAAATCGGTATGAGTTTTAAAAGAGTTGATCAACTAGCACAGCAAAAATTTAATTGTGAAAAGTACTTAAGAAGTAGATGCTTATTTTTGAGTGAACAAATTACAAAGACAATTACGGGATTTGGTCATACTTATACAACTATTGAAGATTTTAATAAAAAATTACAAGATATAAATTTAAATCATGAAAATGTAAACAAATTATTGAAAGATGAAGATACCAGAGTTGTATACTTTGAAGATGATGAAACAATACAAATTAAAAATTTATATAAGGCAGAAACTGAAACACCTTTAATGTTAAAAAATTTATTAGAAAATAAATTATTGGCCGAATATGAAAAGAATAATATTAAAAATCTTATTGGAGAATACGAAAGAAAAGAAGACATTAAATTTCACGAACAACAAAAAAGTGCTATATATGAATCAATAATAAACAATGTATCAATAATTTGTGGTGGGGCTGGTAGTGGTAAAACAACGGTATTAAAGGCTATTCAATATGTATTAGAAAAGTTTAACAATAAAATAATATTTACATCCCCTACTGGAAAGGCAGCAAGAAGAGTAACAGAAGCAACAAATAATAAAGCATATACATGTCATAGGTTTTATATGTCAGAAGAAGCACACAAAGAATTTTCTGGTGAACCATTAGAATGGTATTCTAGAAAACAAACTACAATGATTATTGATGAATTTTCAATGGTTGATGCTGAGTTGATTTATAAAATACTTAAGATGATGGTTGCCAGCAAAAATAATTTTGTTAGAATTATATTTGTTGGTGACCCTGGACAATTAGCAAGTGTTGGGCCAGGGTCAGTTATGGCAGATATTATAAAAGCTGGATTTATAAAAGTAATAGAATTGACACAAACTTTTCGTCAATCTAAAGATAGTAATATTATAAAAATTGCGAATAAAATTAGAGTCAATGAAACATTTGAATCAATTAAGGAAAAAGATTTCTTTGTTAATTGTCCAAAAGATATTAATAATTATATATTAAGATGTTTTTTACATAAATATAATGAGTATAAAGATATTGATGAATTTTATGATGATTTCCAAATTTGTACAAGTAGCAGGAAGAGAGCAAACGAAATTAATGAAATGATTCAAAAAGAATTAAAAACTGTAAAATTTATACTTAATAAAAAGGAAATTAAATTCGGTATTGGTGATAAAGTTATGTGTGTAAAAAATGATTATATGAATGATATTTATAATGGTGAATTTGGACGTATAACAGGTATTAGTTATAGAACTAATACAATGTTATCTTATGAAGATGACAAAGAAATAAATAGCCAAAATGAGTTAAAAAAGTTATATGATTCTAAAGTATCATTAAGAGAAGTAAAATTTAAAATTTATTATAGAGGTCTTAAGAAAACAATAAAGTATAATCTTGATTATGAAGAAATAGAAAATTTTGTATTATCATATTGTACAACTATTCACAAATTACAAGGGTCAGAATTTAAAATTGTTGTAGTTGATGTAAGTGAATTTAATATGATTACTGATAGCAGATTATTATACACTGGAATTACAAGGGCAAAAAAACAATTAATTTTATTAAGTAATAATATTGATACAATCAATAAGATTACTAGGAATAAATTATCTAGTAAAAGAAATACAAAATTTGTTAAAAATTTAAATAAATGTTTTGGAGGTGAATAATTTGAATAAATTTGTATATGTTGAAATAAACATTCTAAAACAAATATTAACCAATGATATTTTTAATAGGACAATGGATTTATATAAAAAACATACTTATTGGGGGAAATATGTAAAATTAATGACAGGTGGTTTTAATTATACAACTGATTGCTATTTAATTCAAAATTTAAAATCAAATAAAAAACTAGGTTATGAGATATTATTTGAAGTACCAGAAGAACATGCAAAATCATATAAAGATATTAAAGAAGAAAATATGAAAGGAATGATAATATGAAAAGTTATAAAATAATAATTGAAATTGAAGATTACAAAGGAGTTTATAGTCAAATAAATAGTCTCAAAGAAGCTCAAGAAATAGCAGAAAAAAAATGCAACGATATATATAATAGGTTAAATGGTATGTGTTCAGTTTTGGCAATATTTCGTTTAATCGATCATTAGAAAATGTTATTACTAGCTCTAATGGTTTATTTCAAAATGAAACATTAAATAAAAATAATGTCGAAAGTGGTGTAAAAGAAATGAAATCAAAAAAAGAAAATAATATAGGTTCTGTTTTTATGTATGAAAAAACTTTCAAGGAATTAAACTCTATTTTATTCAATAAAAATGAACAGTCGTTTTATATTGAATTGCTTTATACTCATGTTATGGAACTTACAAGAGGGTTTTTTCCTGCTAGAAGATTCAAGACGCGAAGAAATGGAACTAAAATTCGTTTTAGACTAATAGATAAAAATAATTATATGCAAGCTCAGGAGAATTATAATAAACCTGTTTTAATTTATAATAAAAAATTTAATGGTAAAATGCCATTACTTGATTTGAGTGGGGTGAAATGGTCAAATGAAACCAATAGAAAAGAATCAAGAGTTAATTGATATATTGAATAGTGAAGTAGTTCAAGTGAATGAAAAAGTTATTGAATATGAGAGAATATATATAAGTCCAGTTGGTATTGAAATTAAAAAAGATAAAACAGATACTACATTAAAAATAACATTAATATATGAAAATGTTGATAATATTGTTGTATATGAAAGAAAGGAGATATTTGTAGATGATCGAAAAATTTTTTAATTATTTAGATGTTTTTAAAATGAAAATAGAAACTTGTTATAGCTTGAAAGTAATAAAAGAATGATCTAATGAATGTGGGAAAAAAGATAGTTAGATGCTTTGTGCTAAATAAAGAATTTAAAGGAGATTAAAATAAAATGAAATGTTATAACCATAATTATATAATATGTGTTCGAGTGTATGACGAAAAAAAAGATATAATGCATACTAGTGCAATGCATTATCATACTGATGACATGATAAATAATCAAGAAAAATCAGAAGAGTTATTAAATGCTATATATTCTAAATTTTCAAAAGAGTATAAAACTGGAAAAAATAAAATAGAAATAATATCCATAAATAAACTTTAAAATTTAAATAATATTCAAAATAAAAAACAAGTCTTGAATATTATTTTTTTTTAATATAATATAGAGATACTTTTTAAAAAAAATTAGTATATACTTTAAATGAGGTGATTGAATGCAAGAACAGATAAAAGTAAAACGTAGAGGCCCAGGAAGACCAAAAAAGAAAGGAAGGCCATGTATAAGTGTTTCTAAAAAAAAGCATGGTATTTATTTAAAACTGAATAATAAATTGCTGAATAAACTTAGAAAAAATCTTGAAAAAAATGAAATTACAATAAATGAACAGGTCGAAAAGGCACTTGAAATGTATTTTTCAATTGGAAAAAGTCTTGAAACATATCTATCAAATAGTAATAAAAAGACATCTTAAGAAAGGTATTTAAGTAATCATGGTAAATAATAATGATAAAAATATAGCAAACGAAGAATCTTTTAATAGACAATATGAAGAAGATTTAAAAGGAATAAGAGATCAGCAAAGCAGAGAATTTAAAAAATTACCTTTTGAAGATAGAGAAAAAATAACAAGAAATATATTGATAAATGAAATAAAACTGACAAATTCAGAGGCTTGCGATAATGCCGAATGGATTATCATAACAGAAGATTCTAAGGGAAAGCAAACAATTAAAATAAATTGCCCAATTTTAGCAAATCATATTATGGAAACTCAAAATTTATTATTTATTCGTGATAATGCTATGAATGCAGTTTTATTATATTTATACAGAGATGGATATTACAATATGATTTCTGATAATGAATTTAAAGGATTTATTTTAAAATACATCCCTTTAAAACTTCAAAAAACAAGAGATAGCAAAGAGGTCCTCGATTTATTATATCAACATGCAGTTTACACATCAATTGAACTGCTGGACCCCGAAAAATACATAAATTTTAATGATTGTTTGTTTAATATAGAAGAATGGAAGTGTGAACCTCATTCACCAAAAGTATACAATACAATAAGAATCATGTCAAATTGTCCATATATGACAGAATTTATAAAACCAGAATATAGTATTTTCGATAAATATTTAAATGATTTAACAGAAAATGATGCAGAAAAAAGAAGTATAGTTCTACAATTTATGGGTGTTGCATTTTCAAATATATGTGGATATCGGTTAAAAAAATCACTATTTATGGTTGGACCTGGGGACACAGGAAAATCTAAAATAAAAGAATTGATTTCAAGAATTTTAGGCAAAAAATATTGTAGTAGCATGGATCTTTCAGATTTAGAAGAACGATTCAGCACAAGCCAATTAAATGGTAAAAGATTAGTTGGATCCAATGACATGTCATTCTTAACAGTAAAAGAACTAAAAACTTTTAAAAAAATAGTTGGTGGTGATGATATACCAGCAGAATACAAAGGATTAAATAAATTTGACTTTATTTTTAAAGGGATCGCCTGGTTTTGCTGCAACAAGCTTCCTAAATTTGGTGGCGATAAGGGCGATTGGGTATATAATAGAATTGTAATTTTAAATTGTAATAATGTTATTCCAGAAGAAAACAGAATAAAAGATATTGTTGAAAGAATGTTATGTGAAATCGAGTATATTATTTATTTGGCACTAGAAGAACTTAAGAAGGTAATAGAAAATAATTATGGTTATATATTACCTAATGAAAGTAAAGAGGCTTTAAATGAATATAAAACCGAAAATAATTCATTCTTGAAATTTTTCAAAGAATGTACAAAAGAACGACAAGAAGAAAAAATAAAAGATAGCTGTTCATGTAAAAAATTATATGATGTTTATGTTGCTTGGTGCAAAGACAATAATAATGGATTTAAAGAAACTAAAAATGAAGTAAGAAAATATTTGAAATCAATTGAAAAAGATAAAAGAAAAACTATTCATGGCGTAAATTATTGGTCACAATTTACGCTTACATATGATACTAAATTGGAATATAAATTAATTTATGGATACGATGGGCACGATGATGTTACATATAAATAAAGAAATTATAATTTTTGAAAATAACTATGAATTTACTTATAAACGATTAAAGTATAATCGTATTGGATTATATTCATTTTTCCGCTGCAATGATTATAAAGAAAAATATGAGATTTTATTTCCTGAAAAGAAAATAAATAAATATTTAAAGTATGGTTCGCTTTTGGGTGAGAATGATTATTATGAATTAATAGAACAATTAAAAGATGATAATTTTTTAAAATATTTTTTTCGGATTATAAAGCATATGAAAAAAGATAATGAAATCGAATATAAATTTTTTTGCTCAATCAAAGAATGGAATCAGGTAAAAAAATATTTATTTTATTATGAATAAATATTTTAAAAATTTCTTCACTTTTTCACCCAATTTATATATTATACTAGTTAATATATTGTGACTGCCTCAATATATTAACTAGTTATTTAATAAAAAATCAGTTAAAAGAATCAAGGATATATTTAAAATTATTTCTTGATTCTTTTTAATTGCAATTTCCAATTTTTCTAAAATATCCATTTAATTTATAAAAAACAAATTCATTCCATATAAAATATTTGAACGTCTTATATTTGGGTGTAAAAAAACATTAGGGTGATAAATTTTAGGTGTTTAAATTTATCAAAAAAAAAAATAGCCACCCAAGTGAAACCTATAATACTACTATCATATAAGTACATTGGGTGGAAAGGTGGAAATAAAAATACTATATTATAAAAAAAAATTTTATATATGTGTATACGTAATATATATATAGTATAGAAAAAAAAAATTCACCTTTCCACCCAAAATGATTCTATCTCAGTAATATTATATGTTTTAGCTGGGTGACTTTTGGGTGTAAAATTAAAAATTGGGTGTAAATTTTTTAATTTGGGTGGAAAACTAAAAAGTACTATAGTTTAATTTAGTTTACATTTATTTTATAAACTGGAAGTCGATTAAAATGAATAGTTGATTGACATATTTATAAATATTATCTATAATGATACTAAATTATTCTTTATGTTCCCCAAGTGTAAAGATAAATAGATATAATTTTTAAAACATATATTATTACATTATTCTAAAAAAATAAGTATTTTTAGGTCCCTGAATAATTTTAAGACTTGCTTCAAATTAGCAAGTCTTAAAATTATTGTAAATATAATATATATTTGATATAATCAAGATTAATAGAGCTGAATAATTTTATATTTTGAACCAATATTAAATATCAGTAAACATATTTTTTTAAATCTCCTATTAAATTTAATTTAATAGACAAATAATTTAAAACCTTACAAACAAAGAAAGATTAAATTTTAAAATTTAATCTTTCTTTTATTATTTGGATTCACTTATTTACTTTAATTTATCAACATGGTAAAATATATGTGTAATAAAATTTAAATTAAAGGAGATTTTTAAAATATGAAAAAATTACTTTGTGAAAGTTGCCAACATCAAATGTATGCTATTTGTCAAATTGAAGCTACAAATGGAACATATGATAGTAATAGAAATCTTATTACATTTCCTGTAGAAGATCATCAATGCCAAAATGATAAATGTACAGAATATGCGAAAGTAAAACATTACAAGATAATAAAAAATGCTGCTGTTCTTGTAAAAAAGGGAACTTATACAAATATAAGAGATGTTAAAAAATAAAATTAAAGCCTGGAATTCCAGGCTTTAATATAAGGAGATTTAAAGAATGCAAAATGATAAAAAAATAAGGGACCATACAAAAAGGGTTTTTGATTTCATAAATTTATTACGTAAAAATGGAAAAATGAAGGCACACGAAATAGCTGATGAACTAGATTTAAAAACAACACGATCAATATCAATATACAAAAAATGTGCTGAAAAATTAGGGTTTAAAATAAAGACAACAGGTGGATATTATGGAGGATATGAAATAATTGAAGAAAAACTTGAAAAACATGAACTTGATTATATTCAAGGGATATTAGGTAGTAATAACATTGAATTATTTAAAAAAATTGAAAGGATAAATAATAGGGTTTAATATGGGATTTTGTTTTAATATAGATTTTAAGAAATTTTTAACAAAAATTTTTGGTACTAAATTAAAAAAGAAATTTGAATTTAAAAATGAAAAAGAACTTGAAGATTTTTTAATTGATGTATATGGAAAAGATGAGCTTGAAGAATTATATATTTCTTTTCTAAATGCAAGTTCAAGAAAGGATATTAAAAATGGGGATAAAAAGCATTGAAACGTTTGGAATTGATAAAGAAATAAGAAAAGATACATATAGTGATAAATTAAAGTATTATTTATTAAATCAGTCTTTATATGAAATGACAAAGAATCTTTTAAAATTTAATGCATTTTCAGGAAATAGAATAATTTTATTACTTGTTAAAGATAGAGATGAGGGTGAGTTCGGTGGGATTAGTGGGGTACAATTTATTAGGTTTAGAGTTTTATGTATTATATATGATAATAATTATCATGATGGTTTTAATACTTATAATGACTTAGAAGAAGATTTAAATAGATATAAATGTGAAGGATATGAATTATTTGATGAAGTTTATAAAAATATGAATATAAATTGATTAGGAGTTTTTAAATTTATGGATAAGAATAAAAAAAAAGCCAATTTGTAAAGTTTGCAATTCAGAAATAAAAAACAATTTAAAAATATGTATTCAATGTAATAAAACTTATCATTCAAGATGTGGAAATGCTGCATTATGTAATGATTGTTTGAAAATACTAGGAATACAAAAATGAGTATAAGACATAAATTATTTATTTAGGAAAATAAATAAGTGTAAAGCTGATGAAATAAATAAAAATAAAAAGGGTGATAAAAATGGATGATAAAATTATTATTAACAATAATAATGCGCAAGTTAATATTTGTGATGGAAATTCTATTATGAATGCAGAACAAACTATTTATGAAGATGGAAAAATCGTTTCAAAATCTAAAATAATTATTTCTAATGAAGAAAATGAGGATAAAAATAAAGATGAAATTTGAAGTTGGTAAATTTTATGAACATTCAGGTGGTGGACAAATTTATATTTGTGGTGGTCCTATTTGGACTTTTGGTTATGGAATTGGTTTGGTTGCTGAACATCCAAAAGAAATTTATAGTATTGTAGGAATTGATGAGGCAAATGCGTTAAATTGGCATGAAATTTCAAAAGAAAAATATTTAAAAAATTTTAAAGAATAAACAAAAAGGCTTTAACGCCTTTTTGTAGTGTGGAGGATAAAAATGGTATTTGAAAAAATTGATATAAATAAATTAATAAACGCTGAATATAATCCAAGAAAAAAGCTTACTTCAAAAGATAAAGAATATCAAGATATAAAAAGAAGTATTGAAGAATTTGGATATATTGACCCAATAATAGTTAATAAAGATAATACTATTATTGGTGGACATCAAAGGATTGAAGTACTTAAAGATCTTAAATATAAAGAAATTGATATTATAAAAATAAATATTTCAAAAGAAAAAGAAAAGGCACTTAATATTGCCTTAAATAAAATTTCTGGTAAATGGGAATTTGAAAAGCTAACGGAAATTTTAGAAGAATTAAAAGAAAATGATTTTACTGATTTTATTTTAACTGGATTTTCTGAAGGTGAATTTGAAAATATGATGAAAGAATTTGATAAGGATAATAAAGGACAATCTTCAAAAGGCGATAATTTTAATGCAGTAAAAGAAAAAAATGATTTAAAAAAAGTAATAACTAAACCAGGATATTTATATCAAATTGGAAAACATTTTTTATTATGTGGTGATTGTACAAAAGAAGAAAATATAAAAAGATTATTAAATGGGGTAGAACCAATATTAATGATTACTGATCCACCATATGGTGTAAAATATGACCCGGAAGCAAAAGAAAGAAAAGGAAAACAAATAAAATCAAGAGGAAAAGTAAAAAATGATGATACTGCAGAATGGACAGAAGCATATAAATTGTTCCCAGGTAATATTGTTTATGTTTGGCATCCTGGAAAGCTATCACATATATTTGCAAATAATATAATTGAGTCAGGATTTGAAATAGTTAGTCAAATTATATGGAGAAAACAAAATTTTTCTTTTTCAATGGGTGATTTTAAGTGGGCACATGAAGGCTGTTGGTATGCTGTTAAAAGAGGTAAAAATCATAATTGGCAAGGAGCAAAAGACATTTCAACTGTATGGGATATTAAAAATAATAGCAGCGTTGGGAATACTAATATAGAAGAAACATTTGGACATGGAACACAAAAACCAATCGAATGTATGCTAAAACCAATTAAACTTAATACAAATATTGGTCAATGTATTTATGACCCGTTTGTAGGCTCAGGAACTTCATTAATAGCAGCTGAACAATCAGGACGAATATGTTATAGTATGGAAATAGAACCTTGTTATTGCGATATAATAATAAAAAGATATATGAAATATATTTTAGATGAGTCTGGAAAAGAAGCAGAAAATATATTTTTAATTGAAAAGGATAAGAAAATTCCTTATAAAAGTTTGGTGATTTAGATGCCTAAAAGTAAATATGAAACACATGTTTTACCAAATCTTGAACTTATAAAAAGTTGGAGAGAAGAAGGAAAAACAGAAAGACAAATTGCAGAAAAATTAAAACTGGCTTATAGTTCATTACAAAAATATAAATATGAATTGGAAAAAGTTAAAGAATTTACAAACGATGGTAAAAGTTGCGATTGGATTATCAAAGAATTGAAAATTACTAAATATTTGTATAATGTATATGTCAAAAATATTGGTCAAAACTTGGACTTATCGGGCGTTCTTAATAGCTCAAAAGAAAAATTAGTTGCAAATTTAAAAAAAAGTTTATGGCAAGAAGCATTAGGCTATTATGAATATGAAGAAACAAAAAAATTAATGGAAAAGATACCTTTTATTACCAACAAAAAAGACGAAGATGGAAATTTAATAATAAAATATAAAGAAAAACAAAAACTGGAAAAAATAAAAAAAATTGCAAGACCAGTTCCAACATTATTAATTTTTGCACTTTGTAATTTAGCAGGTGACCAATTTAAAAGAGTTGATAAAGATGTAGAAGAATTATTAAAAGAAACAATGAAAGAAGCTAAGGAAGCGAATAGTAAAATTAAATTTAAAAACGAAGTACTTCAAGCCGCTTTTAATGAAATGTATAATATAAAAAAAATAAAGGAAAATAAAGATGGAAACAAAAAAGAATGACTTTTTTGTTAAAGATATTGAAGGCTGGGAAAACTGGTTTTCATTTGCACCTCGAACATTCGAGCATTTTGCCTTATGGATTAGTGAATTTTTTGGGAATAAAATACCCTGGGATATAAAAAAACAGGAAGGTTATGAATTTAATGAATATCCATTAGATGCTATGTGGGAAGCATTTGCAGAGGAAACATCATTTGCTATTTGGTATGCTAATAGAGGTGGTGGAAAAACATTTGACTTAAGTCAATTATCTTTCATGGAATCAATATTTAAACCAGTATGTGGAATAAATGTTCTAGGAGGTTCATTGGACCAGGCACAGAAATCTATATCTTATCTTACGGCTTTTTGGGAATTAGATAACGCACCAAAACATTTACTAGGGAAAAATCAAGTTGCTGGAAGAGGTTATAAATTGATAAATAATTCATGGGTTAAAGCCTTAGCAGCATCGACAAAGTCTGTAAGGGGTAGTCATCAACAAAAATTGAGAATAGATGAAGTTGATGAGCTAGAAAGAAAAATATATGAAGCGGCGTTAGGACAACCAACACCAATGAATGGAATACCACAAAATATTATAATTTCATCAACTTTGCATAATCCGTTTGGATTAATGAGTGAAATAATTGATGAAAGAGAAAAAACCGGTGCAAAATTATTTCCTTGGTGTGTTTATGATGTTGCTGAACCTCACGGGTGGTGGACAAAAGAAGAAATTGAAACAAAAAAAAGACAAACAACAAAAGAAATGTTTGAGGCTGAATATGAATGTAAAAGACCAAAAGTTGGTGATTCTATATTTGATTACATGATGATTGACAGAGCTTGGAGAAGAGGGTTTGATATAACTTTTGATAATGAATATGAATTTAATGAAGCTGGAATAGATTGGGGTTATACTTGCACAGTGATGCATATAATCCAAGATAAAAAAGAATTTATAAATATACCTAATAGTTTTTCGTGGGAATATTATGAATTAACAGATAGGTGTAAAGAAATTATTGATATATGTATTGAAAAAAAAATAAAAGTTATTTATTGTGATTCAAATCCAAAAGATTCTACAATGACATTAAGAAAAGTAATCAAAAAAAAGAGAGCGATGATAACAGTAATTCCAATTGCTTTTAGTGTTTGGAAAGATATTGCAATAAATGTAATAAGATTTTATTTAAAAACTGAGATCGTAAACATAAAAAGCAAAGAATTTAAAAAGTTTATGCAAAAGTACCATTATAAAAATGTTGATCTTGAAATAATTGAAAAAAAAGACGATCATTTTCCGGATGCATTTATTGCATGGGCCGCATCGAGATGGCGAATTTTAGGATATTTAACAGAAGAAGAAATCAAAAAAAGAGAAAAACAGGAAGAAAGAAATTTATCAAAAATAAATGTAGGAACATATTAAAATAAAATCATTTGATATTTATTTTAATTGATTTTAGATATAAAATAGTATTAATAATTATTTAAAAAAAGGAGTGAAGAAATGGCATTTTTAAAAGAAAATTCTAATTTTCCACCCGATAATTGGAGTTATTGGATGGATAAATATAATGAATATGGTGCGTGGTATTCTGGTGATACTCAGGAGATTTGCAATTATTATAGTTATAGAGTAAAAGAATTGAATAATATTTTTTGGTCAAGACTTGAAAGAGCTGAGAGATCAAACGCTGTACATCTTCCAGCTGCTGGAGATATTGCGGCGATGTCATCCAATTTGTTATTTTCAGAAATTCCTAAATTTACTTATGATAAAAATAATAAATCAGGTGAAAGATTAATACAATTTTTTGATGATAATGGAATTTATAATATGCTATTAGAGGGTGCAGAATTATCGGCTGCACTATCAGGTGTTTTTTTGAAGCTTAATATTGATATAAGATTATCGAAATTACCAATATTAAGTATAGTAACACCATCGCAAGCATTTCCAACATTTTTAAAAGGAAGATTGTGGGAATGTTTATTCTATAGAGAAGTTAGGGAAGAAAAACAAGGTGATATAGTATATAGATTATTTGAAAATAGAAAGAAAAATATTGATGGAACTGCATTAATAATAGAATATAAATTATATAAAGGCACTCATGAAAAAGTAGGAAAACAAGTAGATTTAAATTCAATTGAAGAAACTGAAAATTTGAATCTTAAAGATGAGGTATATAATAAAGTTGATGGTCTTGGTGTGGTTTATGTACCAAATATGCGGCCTAATAGATTGTGCCCAGGTTCTTCATTGGGGATAAATGATTTTTCAGGATGTATCCCATTAATGGATAGTCTTGATTTAGCTTGGACTTCATGGGTTCGGGATATCGAACTTGGAATGGGACAAATTTTAATCGATGAAGAAATGTTGACGAGGACGGAAACAACTTTGATGAATGGAACACATCAAACTAATTTAAACGAATTTTCAACATTTCAAAAATGCTTTATAAAACTTAATTATTCAGGTCAAAGAATGGGTGGTGAAAGCATAAAACCTTTTGAGGTTGTACAGTTTGAAATGAGAACAGAAGAGCATTTTAAAAATTGTCAAACATTTCTAAAAGAAATTATTAATCAGTGTGGTTATTCTACTTCTACTTTTGGGCTTGATACAGAAGGAAGGGCAGAAAGTGGAACAGCTTTAAGAATTAGAGAGAGGAAAAGCTTTTTGACCAGGGAAAAGAAAAGCAGATATTGGCAAATGGCAATTAAAAATATACTAATGCAAATGCAACAACTTGATAATAGTGTTAATAATATATTTTATGAACCTCAAATCATTAATGTTGAGCTTGAAGATAGTATAATTGTTGATGGGAAAGAATTAAGTGAAACATTAAGAAATCTTGACCAAGCGAAAGCGATAAGCACAGAAATAAAGGTAACAATGCAGCATCCAGATTGGGAATATAATAAAATAAAAGCTGAAACAAAAAGAATTTTAGAGGAAACTGGAATTGACAAAACATCAGATATTATTAATTTAATGAATACAAATAATAATAATTCTGAAGAAAATCAAAATAAAAATTCTAATGAAATTTAAAAAAAATAAGGAGATTTAAGAAAATGGTAAATAGAAATAAAGAAATTAGAATGAAATGGGAAAAAGATGATGAATATGATTACAGAGTAAAAACAGGCATGATAATAATTGGAATTGCTCAAGTAATGGATGAAATAAAAAAGATGACAACTAAAAGAGAGCCAAATGATAAAGCTAAACAAATTATGATTACTCATAAAAATATGCTTTACTCAATAAAAACACCTCTAAGATATAAACAGTCAAGAGAATATTTTCTTAATTGTATAATTAAATATATAGAA